CCTGAAGGTAAAGCAGATGAACAATGAATTGAGCGCTTCCTTTCGGACTCCCGCAGGCATGTTGGAGATGTTCGACGGCGTCTCTCGGGTGACCGCATATTGCGTCCTTGAGCCCAAGGTCAGATTCCACAAGCAGATTAAGCCTTCAGGGCAGATGGACCAGATCCAACAGGGATACAAGCCCGAGTGGGAGATCATCCCTGAAGATAAGCGGGATGAGGAATACCTCTACACAGATGAGGTAGACCAGATGGACCAGATGTACATCTTCCAGTTTGTTGTTGGAGGCCAGCGCGATCTGGAACGATTTCGTGCAGAGTTCGCTGCTTCTGTGGCGAGCGTGGAATCTGAGTCGGGACTTTCATTGCCGCCCGTCTGAACTGTACCATGTAGGCGAGCATCTTGAGGGCCACTACTGGATTGGAGGAGAAATTGCTGCTTATTGCTTTGACTCCGCAGTCCAAATATTTGGGGTGTCTCTGGAAGGGGCGCTCGATGCAGTCGAAGGAAAGACAAGCGAGGCAATAAAGGCAGGGCGCACGAGAATCCTTGAAAGATGGATTCCTAAGGCATCGGACGCTGAACCTAAAGCTAAGCCTGCATATCAGTTTGCAGATCCAGCGAAGCGCTAGGGAGAGTTGACAGTGGGATTTGACCTTGGAACCATTGCCGGTAAGATCATCATTGATGGATCTCAGGCCAAATCAGGATTCGGTGTTGCTGAAGCTGCAGCGAATGCATTCTATGGGGCGGTGACCGCAAAGCTCGACTCTGTCAAAGAGTTGGGCACGCGGCTCACCGCCCTTGGTACTGCGGGGACCGGTGGGCTAGGTCTCGCCGTCCGGGCCGCAGCCAACTTTGAGCAGACTCTATCTGGAGTTAAGGCCGTCTCCGGCGCTACAACCAAGGAGATGGACAACCTGAGAGCGATGGCTCTCAGGATTGGTAAAGACACTAGCTTCTCAGCAGGAGAAGCCGCACAAGCAATCCAGGAGCTGTCTAAGGCCGGGGTATCTACCACAGACATCCTAGGCGGCGCGGCCGATGCGACCGTTAGTCTGGCTGCTGCTGGGGAGATCGACCTGCCGCGCGCCGCAGAGATTGCATCTGCGGCCATGAATAACTTCGCAATCAAGGGCTCTGAGCTTCCACACGTCGCAGACCTTATTGCTGGTGCAGCTAATGCATCTGCGATTGATGTGGGAGACTTCGGATTCTCCCTCACGCAGGCCGGTGCAGTTGCGCACCTTACCGGCCTATCGTTTGATGACCTCTCAGTTGCTATTGCTGAGATGGGGCAGGCCGGAATCAAGGGCTCGGACGCCGGTACCTCGATCAAGACATTTTTGACGAATCTCCAGCCGACCACCGCAGCCCAGACATCCCTGTTCCGCGAGCTTGGGCTAATCACGCTCCGTACGTCAGATGCGTCAGTAGTCCTAGCCAAGCACGGGATTAAGCCGCTGGGTAACTCGTTTGGCCAAGTCCAGAAAGCGCTACAGAGCTATACGGCTGCCCATAAGGGCGGGGCCGAGGGTACAGCGAAGAATGCCAAGGCGGCTGCGGAGCTGGGGAATAAGCTCGGCGTCACGGGAAATGCATTCTTCGATGCACAAGGCAAGATGAAGAAATTCTCTGATGTGCAGGATATCCTAAAGACTGCCACAGCAGGGATGACCAAGGAACAGAAGCTTGCAACTCTCAATACGCTATTTGGCTCTGATGCTATTCGCGCTGCTGCTGTGTTCGCTGATCAGGGCGCGGCTGGATATGACAAGATGTCGACGGCTATTGGCAAGGTTGGCGCTTCGGATGTTGCTAAGACTCGACTCGACAACCTAAACGGCTCGATCGAGAACCTGAAGGGAAGCTTTGAGACTGCGCAGATTACGATTGGCGAGGTATTCCTGCCAGTCGTGCGGAAGATAGTCGATGTAATCAACTCAGTGGTTAACGTCTTCAACAACCTCCCGCCCGGAGTCCAGAAGACAATCGCAATTATGATCGGACTTGGGTCGGCCTTCTCGCTAGCTACCGGCCTAGGCATCAAGCTCGCATTCATGCTTGGGCCGATGCTAGTCCGATTCCTGGGATTCAGGGCTCTGGGATCTATCTTCGGCATCTTCCGGACTGGTTTTGGCATCTGGCGCTCGGGCGCTGGCCTGGCTGCGACGCTGGCCGGGTCGATCGGTCGCGCCGGAGTGATATTCTCCCGGTTTGCGAGTATCGGACGAACGCTATTCACTGTGCTATCTGCTTTTCCAAGGCTGCTAGCAGTCCTGCGGGTTGCTAGCTCTGTGGCATTTGGGCCCTGGGGTATCGCGATTGCCCTCCTAGTTGCCGCCGCAGTCCTTGCATTCAATAAATTCAAGCCATTCCACGACCTGGTTATCAACCTTGGTAATTTCCTCAAGGGCGCGGTGTCGCAGGGCATCACCGCAATAGGAACAGCAATCGGGCATATCGTTGATGGATTCCAAAATGGATCAACATCTGCAACAGGATTTGTTGGATTCCTAGAAAAGCTGGGCGTAATTGCACGGGTTATCGTCGCTCTAGCCTTGAATGTTGCGAATGTATTCATGACTAGCGTGGTCCCTGCGCTACAACAAGCAGGCGGCGACATCCTGAACCGGCTAATCTCAGCTTGGCAGATTCTATCTGCTGCTTTTAGAGATCAGATTATGCCCGCCCTCGCGCAGCTAGGTGCTGCATTTGTACAATTGCTCCCGCATCTACAGGAATTGTGGGTTGCGCTTCAGCCTGTTCTCAAGGTTCTCGGGATTCTGGCCCTTGTCCTCGCAGGCGCAGTTGTTCTTGAGATATTTGCACTTGCGCGGGCTATCCTATTCCTGCTTCCGTTTGTGATCCAGTTGATTTCGCAAGGTATTCAGGTCCTAATCGTAGTGCTGACTGCGACTATTGCTGTAATTATTGCAGTTGTTAGTGCTATTATTAGCTTCGCAACCGCAATAGTCGGCGCGATGGGGCCTGTGGTATCCGCAATTGCTGGGGTTGTAACCGGAATTGTGAATGTGATCAGGGGGATGGTCAATTTAGTTGTAGGTATATTGACAGGCGACTGGGCTCAGGCCTGGAAAGGCGTAGTGCAAATTGTAACAGGCATCAGCACTGCGCTTGGAAGTCTGTTGAATGGTATGAAGACCTTGATCCTGGGGATAATCAAGGGTTTGATAGATGGCATTGTTGCATTCTTCAAGAGTCTATTCAACACCCTAGTCGGGCACTCGATTGTTCCTGAGATGGTTGCGGCGATCGTCGCATCTATCGCATCCCTGCCTGGTAAGTGCGTTGCTGCGATTTCGTCGCTTGTGTCTAAGATAGTCGCAATCTTCAAGAGTGTATTCACTGGTGCTGTGAATGCAGTCAAGACCGGTATTACAACCATCATGAGTTCGGTGAATACAATTAAGGGCAAGGTCGTCGGAGCCTTCAGCGGTGCAGTTGGATGGCTTGCTAGCGCAGGAAAGGCAATTATCGGAGGTCTAGTTTCTGGTATCCAATCTAGAATCGGCGAAGTGAAGAGTACGCTAAGCAATTTGACAAGCTTGATCCCCAAGCTTAAGGGTCCGCTGCCAGTCGACCGCAAGTTGCTGACGGAGAACGGCGAGGCAATCATCAATGGCCTAGTCACAGGATTCAACAATCAATTCCCAGATGTAGAGCGAGCGCTAGCCTCGCTCACCCGCTCCATCCCGCAGCAAGTTACAGTGGCCCAGACCCTCCAGAAGAATTCATCAATTCCCTCCCCTATTCAGCAAGCGCAAGCTAATGCACAGCAAGGGGTAACAGTCAACAATAACTGGAAAGTATTCAACCCCATTGCTGAGAAGACATCAGTTACTACAACCAGAGACGCCACTCGTCGGGCGCAGCTAGGAGTGCTCGGGTGACAAATACCAGTGCAATACCAATGACGGTTGACGGCGTTCGGCTCGATACCTATGCCTACAATATCGAGACGCTAGCCGGACGCCTGACTGTTCCAGGTGTCCGGGGCTCCAATGTTACAGTCCCCGGGCAAGACGGCTCGGTCTTCACAGCTAACAAGGACTGGGACGACGGCAACATGGTCCTGAAGATGTGGGTGCGGGGCTGCGATGTGAATGGGGCTGTCCCCGTTATGTCATCGCAGATGGCTGAGTTCAGGAGTAACTTAGCAGCTTTGTCGACGATGTTCGGCGTTCGGCACAGGCTTCTGGATATTAGGCAGACTTGGCCTGCGGGCGATATCCAATGGATGAGCGAGGTTCGAGACGCGTATGACCTCTCTGCCACCGCAGTAAATCCCAAGGCTAGCTTTGCAGTGAACCTCGAGGTCCCTGGTGTATTCGGCCAGGACGTCTCGACTTCAGATTACACGTCTGCAGGTGGGCTAGCCCCGGCGGTGACTCTCACCCTTGCAACATATAGCGGCTTAACGGCCCCAATCAACGATGCGATATTGGTGGTTCGTGGCCCGGCCACAAACCCAAGACTTACAAATGTGGACACAGGGGAATGGGTACAGCTAAACGCAACAATAGGTACTGGAACAGACTGGCGAATCGATTGTGGCCTGTGGACAACGATAACAGGATCTGCTATTGGGCTGAGTGGGACAACGGGCACAAATCAAGTTGTGAACACAACATTTGCAGGAGGCGGCGCGAGGTTCTTGAGGCTAACTCCGAAGTCTGGTGGACCACAGATCCGCCTAGACGGGACTAGCTTCAACACCACAACCCAAGTCCTTGCCCGAGCCAAGAGGAAGTACCTGCTGTGACCGCAACGTACATGTTCAAGGGATGCGATGGAGTTACCGGCATCCCGACTGTGTTCCTGCCGCAGTTCCAGGATGCCTCGACTTCGTTTGAGATGAGTGATGTAGGCTCGATCTCTTTTGGGTATTTGAAGACCGGGGTCAATGCGTCCTACCTGCAACAGAACCTTGTAGAGATTGCGATTTTCCAAAACGGCGTCGAAATGGACGACGGCCGATTTACGGTCCAGAGCTTTAGCAGCGATGAAATTGCTAATGATGAGCCAGTCAAGTACACCGGCGTGTCGCTGTCCAACATGCTAAAGAAGGCAATCGTCTATTCGGCCGACGATAGCCGAACGCTTGGCGTAGACCAAGTGTTCGTCGGCGCGACCGCAGGCGGAATCCTGAAAGCCTTGTTCAATCAGAACAAGGCCCGCGGCACAAACCGGGTCATGGACCGGATTACCTATGCGAGCTTCGGCAGCACAACCGATAGCAATGGAAGTCCTTGGGCATTCACAATTGGAGAGATCACCTATACGGTCGGGGTGAACTATCTGGATGTGATGCGGAACCTATTCAACAACGGCATGATCGAATGGAAGATGGTCGGCCGGGATTTGCGTGTGTACAATGCCGGAACCATGGGCACTGATCATACTTTAGATGCAGATCCGGTCGTTTTACGGAAGGGTAGGGACCTAACCGAAGCACCTATTAGCAGTACTAGAGAGGCAGTGTCTGCGGTTGCGCTAGTAGTCGGCAATGAAAACGTTCTATCGGAGTTCGTCGACACATCTGTGGCTGCGGCGTGGGGCGAGGATGAGACTTTCATTTCGCAGGGTGGAATTAGCGACCCCTCCACCCTCGCAGTCCTCTCGCAACAAGCGGTCGCTGCGGTGTCTGAAGTACGGGTCCAGAATACCCACAAGATTGCGCTAGCAAGCTCCGCCTGGACACCGTATGTGCACTACAAGACATCAGACTACATCTACACAGACCGGGGGCAGGGCCTAGATCGGCTCCGTATTCGGCAGATGGTAATTGACATTGAGGCTGGAGAATCCTCCTCTGTGTCGCTGGTGCTCAATGATAAGTTCCTTGAGCAGGACATTATCAACTCTCGTCGGATTAACGGCATCCTGGGTGGAGCTAGCTCGACTGGCTCAGTCGCCGTCCCGACCGATCCAGGTCCAGAAGTCGACACTACCATTCCGAAGGCGCCCACCGCAGTCACTGCGAATAGCGCGGTTGGGATAAATAGCGCAGGCTCTAGCGTTGCAGTTGCCTCCCTAACCTGGCCCGCAGTTGTTCAGAATACAGACGGCTCTACGCTGTCGGACCTCGACCACTATGAGACGCAATACAAGACCGATACTGCAACTAGTGTAACTCCATTCTCCGCCCTCGGTCCGGCCCGTGATGATGAAGTCATGACGCGGAAGTTTGATCGGCGCGGTAAGGGCTACGGCTGGCTCGGTGGAGACGGCGGAGATAGTCAGCGGGCTACCAGCGGCAAGGATTTCTGGGTCTTCTCAGACACAAACCTCGGTACAGCTGATCAGTCTGGTAAAATCGGCACAGACTGGTCATTCATCCATAACTCAATTGTAATCACCAATCCCACGGACACCTCTGTATTCCAGGGACAATGGGGAATGGGCAATAAGCTTTCCAAGGAGGATGCATGGTTCGACACCACGATCGGACTATGGCAAGCAGATACGAACTGCGCGGTGATCCGGGATACTTCAGCATTCTTCTATGGCACGGCCTCTATGAAGATCACTGCGACGGCCGCAGCGGACGCCGTTGCGAGGATTGCGGCCCCTGCAACCAGCGCTTACATCGTCTCAGCCTTCGACGTGTTCTCAGCATCAGCGCGCGTAAAGACGCTGTCTGGTACTGCGAGGAATGTGGTTCTATCCATTCGGTGGTACGACGCCAGCAATGCTCTGTTATCGACGACGACAGGCTCATCCGTAGCCGGGAGCACCACCGTATGGACTCGCTACAACGTCAAGGGCACCGCCCCGATTAACGCAGTCCGGGGGACGGTGTTAGTCACAATTAAGTCAGCTGCAGCGGCGCAGGTGTTCAACGTCGATTGTATTGGACTTTACAAAGGTGACCAGTCGTATGGTTCTTGGAACGATCCTAACCGGGGAGCGCTGGGTGGCCCGATTGCCCTCATCAATCCTGAAGATCTGGGCGGGGCTGCCATTGCTTCTGGGAGTCTTGCTAATACCATCTATTGGATTGATTCTGTGGTTCTGGTTGGGGGAAAGCTCCTCGGCTTTCTTATGCGATATACCCCGGTTGGGGTTTTCCAGAATACAATCCATGTAGTCCAGTGGGACGGGACTACGCACGCATTCGAGTCCATTACTGTATTCACCACGTCTGATGTAATCATCTGGAGCAGCGCGACCTACAAAGATGCATCATTTCTCTATGTGATAGGGATAGACAGCACAGCCGCGCCGACTGCCAGGACGCACTATATCATGCGGGTCCCGATTGGGACGCCGCTGACAGGAACCAAGGAATACTGGGGTGGGTCTTCGTGGACAACAACCCGAGCCTCCGCCGCAGTCATATACACTGGATTCCAAACCGCAATCGGTGGCATCGTCCTGATTTCGGGAGTCTTTAATGCAATCATCACGATATTCGGCGAGGGAACCGTCCGGCGGTTAACTGCTTCTGTGATTACCGGCCCATATACTGACACTGGATCCATCTACACACAGCCAGATATGGGATCTGGATTGGTTGCGTACTTCGCTCGGATTCATGAGCAGTTTGATGATAATCTGGGCGTCCTGATGTCGTATAGCGTCAATGGCTCGGTCGGCGGAGTGAATAGTCTCGGGAACATTCGCTACTATGCACCCAAGTTTTTCCGTGGACCCGCCTCACCCGCCGCAGCCCTCACGCCTATTACAGACTGGGGCGGCATCCGGATCATTGAATCTGGAACGGTAGTCGACAACATAGGAGACTTGCACCCTGGAGATAACTTCCAAGGACGAGTCCGGGCTGCGGACACGAGCGGTAACTTCGGACTCTGGACAAACAGCAATATCATACGGCTGGTGGACGATGTAACTCCGCCTAACAAGCCAAGCACCCCAATGATTAGTCCCCAGTTTAAGGGAGTGAGAATAGAGTGGGACGGTACAGACTTCCAGGGCGGGCCACCTCCGGTCGACTGGTACAAAATGGAAGTGCATCTATCGGAGGTGGCAGCGTTCCAGCCGGGTCCGCTAACATTGGTAGACACCTATCTCACTCGGCTCGGGGGCGTCACGCCGGTCCAGGGTCTCGACTATGGGCATACATACTACACGCGCTTCGTAGCAATCGACTACAGGAACAACCGATCTTTACCGAGCGACGTCGCATCCTCGGGCCTGGAACAGCTTGTCGATACGACCGAAATCGCAAACAAATTAATCCAAGGGGCGATGATCGCGGATTCCGCGATTTCGGTACGCTCGTTGACGGTCGCAGCATTCGAGCCTTCCCTAGCTCCCAACGGAGGATTTGAGGTAGAAGCAACCGATGCTGCTGGCGTCGGTCTGGGCCTACCATTCGGCTGGTCCTCTAGCTTCTGGACAATCGGGGCTGGGGCTGTAGTTGCATATGACACAACTACGCCGATCTCCGGTCTCAAATCTGTACAAATGACTATGGCTGCGGCGGCCGACGGGCTCCGCTACCAATCCTCTGTTTTCCCAGTGACAGAGGGCAAGCTCCTAGCCTGTTCGGTGAAGGTCCGGGCTTCTCGCGCAATCGCAAACCCTGCGTTCGAGCTTCACATTGTCTGCGGCAATACTGAAGCGAATACTGGCGCGTTCCCGAGCGCGGGTGTGTCCGTATGGGGAACAAGCGCAACCGTCGTCGGTACCACCGCAGTCCAGACGCTTGAACTCCAGCGCATTGTTGATGCTAGCATGAAGTTTGCCCGGGTGTTTGTGACCTGCCTAAATGCGAATGACGGGCTCGGCGGCTGGATTGGCACGATTGATGATGTAGCAGTGTTGCCAGTAGGCGGCTCTGCGTTTATTGCAGATGCGTCAATCTTGAATGCGAAGATCGCAAACCTCGCTGTGAACGATGCAAAGATTGCAACTGTTAGCGCGGGAAAGCTGACTGTCGGCTCTCTCACCGCAGACGTCACAGTTTCTGCTAGAATAAAGACCTCCAATACCGGCGCGCGGGTTGAGCTGAATAGCTCGGGGCTGCAGGCATTCAACACCGGTGGATCGCAGACAGTAGATGTGTCATCTGCCACTGGTTCCGTAGTTATTGTTGGAACTCTGGTAACAGGATTCACTGGGACTCGGCTACTCATTGACTCTAGCGCTGCTAACAACATTGCGTTCTATCCTAGCTCTGGTGTTAACTATTCGAGAATTGCTGCGAGTGAGGATGCTGCTCCATCGGCAAACTTATTCATGGAGACAGGAACATTCACATATAACTCAGTCACCACCAGACACAGAATATTCATGCAGAATGCTTCTGGATTTTATATGGGCAGCATTGCTGTGTCTGGATCAACTACCAATGGGGGCATAGTCTTCCTTGGAGCTTCAAACTCCAGCTTCTCACAATACAACTCAGGTGGGACGCAAGATGGTGGACAAGTAATTATAGATGCTACCTACTCAAGAATGCTTACTACTAACTCAGCCACAATGGTTTCTGAAGTCCTTTTACAAGATGATGCTGCAGTTAGAATTAGCGGCTCGTTCATCAATAACCGTTCATTCTCCAACAATGCACGAGATGCGATCATCTCAGGATCTCAGGGCGCCAGCGGGTCTTTCACAGGGGTAACAACATTCACAACGACCTATGGCGGTACTGCTACTAGCACGCCTGGTGTTGTTTATAGTCCGATTGTGACTGGATTCAGAGACTTCCGAATGACATCTTATGGGACTACTAGCTTTGTAGTTGACATGAATGGTACTGCTACAGCAGTAGCAGTGGGGTTCCACTACTGGGCCTACCGACAGATTTAAGGAGTTGGCTATGTCAATGCGTATGAGAGAGTTGAGAAGGAATGGTACAGAGCTAATAGTCATCATGGAACACGATCTTGAGGATGGATCTATTGGCAAGATATGTTGGAGCCTCCCGGATACTGCCTTCATGATTCGCGCGGCTGAATATGGGATGGACCCAGTTGCAGATCAGGATGCGATCTGGGACATGCTGATATATGAACCGTATGTTGATGAGTCCGCATCAATGCATCCTCCCCTTGTGACTGCGCCGACTCTTGAGGAGGCAAGAGATCTTCATCTTGCTAGGTGTAGAGCAGTCAAAGAGGAGCATGAAGCGCGTGGGGCTTCAATGCGGAAGGGTTTGGATAGCGCCCATGAAGAAGTTCATGCTGCTCTTCGCGCAGAAGTCCCCATTGACATGCAATTCATCACCCTGCACAGGGAGCGCACAAAGCAAGCAGTTAGAGCAGAACAGGGCCTAATTAAGCGAAGAGCAGAGGACCCCCGGACGCATGTACAGGTCGAAAAGAGCAGAATGCTAGATGCAATACGCGACCAGGAGGGCCTACATACATCTGAAAAACCAGGAGCAATCCATGCGGAAATGAGAGCGATTGAAGAGGGTAGAATCGAGCTTGACAAAGGAGGGCAAGATGCTACTAAGCCAGAATAACTGGCCAGTCCTGATACGAGAGGAATTAGTCTGGTTTGATGCTGCTGGAGGACGGTTCGCCGCAGCCGACCCGTACGTCGCATACTGCGCTGCGCATCTCATCAACCAGTTCGATGCTAAGGTCGAGAAGATCAAAGGCACAATCCTGGATGACTGGTCCTGGGCCTCGCGTCCGATTCGGGGGCAGACAAAAGGATACAGCAATCACGCCAGTGCGACGGCTTGGGACTTGAATGCGACGCAGCATCAGCGCGGTGTACGGCATACATTCACTCCAGACGAGGTCTTTGAGATCCGACAGATTCTGGATTCTATCAAGGATGATCGCGGCGCCAGGATCTTCCGATGGGGCGCAGACTATAGCGCAACGTCTACAGTGGATGACATGCACTTCGAAATAAACGTCCCGCCCAAGCATGTGATGGCCGGGGCGAAACTACTGATGGCAAAGGAGAAAGACATGGAGTGGGCAGACAAGGTCAAACTCACCGCAACAGACGCAGCGACCTACAAGGGGGCGCACAAGGTCAATGATCTCGTGTCGGTCGGCGAGATCATCCGATATCCCCCGGGCGTTCTGCGGGTGGAGGGGGAAGTCAAGGACCTGAAGGCGCAGGTCGCATCAATGCAGGTTACGCTCAAAGCCATGAGCGAAGCCATGACCGCCCTGGCCGCCGCAGTCAATCGGGCTGTCCCGCTGCCGGAGGTTCCGCCGCATGCCTAACCCACAGCAACCAGTTCGCAGCGCTGATATGAGCGCTGTAATTGAAAACCTGAAGCTCCAGGCAGGAGAGACGGCCGTTGAGAAAGCAGCGGCCATGGCAATTATCAGTGCAATGGAGGAAGAGATCGCAGACCTCAAGGCCCGACTGCAGGAACAAACGTAGAAAAGGAGGGCAGTCAAAGTGCCCAGCAGCAATAGAAACAGGAGCGTGGCCAATGAGCCCCATGCAGAAATGGTCAGTGATCCTGCGAGACATAGCAATATGGGTGACAGGTATCTTCGGCCTGTTACATCAGGAGCTAACAGGACAAGTCAATCCTTGGTTGCTGGGCACCTATACAACAATCCTCGGAGTCCCGGGAGCAGCGTCGCTGGTGGCGGTCTTGAAGGACAGTGGAGGTGGAGGATCTTCGCAATTGGCACATCAGCAGGAGGAGTCTGCTTCGGAATCGGCGCTGTGATCTATGAGGTGCTGCGGTGAGACGTAGCCTCGCATATAACCTCGTGGTTGCATTTGCAACCATTGTCTTGATGGGAGGATTTGTAGTCGGGTTTGTGCAGCACGCAATCGACAAGAACAACGATGCTGTATGCGGTGTTGTTCTTGCATCCATGCAGGCTCCACCAGCCCCTCCCGTAGATGCAGACCCAAAGACGGAGTACGGGCGGCAGCTTCTAGATTACAACAAGAAACTGGAGGTGTATAACAAAAACGTCACAGCCGACGTTCAGAAGCTCATCAAGCAATATAACTGCAAGTAGGAGGAATCATGACGATCGATGACTACTGGTTGACGTTCCTCATTGCGACCGTCCTTCCCGCAGCCGTCGCAGTGGTGACGAACCGTTGGGCCTCTGGAACATTGAAGGCTTTGGTCTTGATCCTGCTCTCTGCTCTGAATGGATGGCTGACCAGCCTACTGTCTAGCGGCGGCAGGTTCGAGCTAAAGGCTGCGGCTGTGGGATTGTTTATCTCCTTCATCACCGCAGTCACTGCGCACTACGGACTGACGGGAACGAATGCACTATCCATTACCGGTCGTGATGGTACGATCCAGAAAGCTCTACCAGGAGGACTGGGAGGCGGCAATCCGGTAGAATAGGAATTGCTCTGAGGTGCCCTCCTTGGAATGAATGGCCCGGTCTGAACCCCTCCACAGGCCGGGCCATTTCACGCCCAAAATCCACCGTATGTAGATTGCAGCAACACAGATGCACGCATGCGCTGCCCCGGTTGGCTAGCCAACTACCGCGCGCCCGCCGCCGATTATATACCAACTTCGCGCGCGTTCTATAGGCTCGCGCGCCACCCGAGCCTGTTCGACGCGCGCGCATGCGGGAGCCTTCCCGACGCGGGCGGGTGCGCGACTCGAAACCGCGCGCATTGCGCGATGCCTATTCCCCGCGCGCATGTGTAGGCGCGCGGTCAAAGGCATCGCCCGCACGCACGCGACTGGCGCACGTGTCGAGTACCGCGCGCCCGAGGTTCGGGCCTCGCGTGCCCGCGCGTCGCGCTGGCGGTCTATAGGCTCCCGCATGCGCCTAGGCGACGTGTAGGCGCGCGAGCCGAGGGAGCTCCGGGGCCTCGCGCGGACGTACAACCTCCACGCCCGCGCGGCCGATCAGGCGACGTGCGCGATGCCTTCGACCGCGCCCGAGCATGCATATGTGCGCATGCGCGTAGTTCTCGACACGTGCACGCGCGCGGTGAATAGGATCGCGCGAGCCTCTTAGTGCGATCTAGGCCCGCGACGCGCGCGCTACGCGAGGCAGAAAATTTTTTTTTATTTTTCCGAAAAAGGGTAGACGCCGGTCCTGGGATGGAGGAGAGTTCTACTCGTAAGGTTCGGTACGGCGGAGCGGGCGGAGCGTTCGCCCCTCCGGTACGGAAGGCTAGGCGCGGTCCGTCCGCTCTCGCGGTACGTCTCGACCCGCCTACTCGCCCTAAGGCGCTACCCGTAGGCCGTGTACGAGGCGGCGCGGAAAAAATCAGACCGAAACAGGACTCCATCAGCTCGCCGCTCACCTATGGTGACCCGCGATGATTCGAGAAAACACGCCCTGTTAGGTTGGAACCCCCTTCGGAGAGGGGCCATAGAGAGAGCCGAGAGGATACTAACCACCACGCCTGTAATGTCGCTAGTGGTGGAAGTTACGTCCGGAGTGAACTAGCAGCGGGATTAGGCCACCGCGAGCTGGAAAGACGCTCAAATCAGTGAGTCGACCGGACAGGGAACTTGAAGGCTAAAGGTCAATAGCAGGGCGGATAACAGCGAAATTGGAATTGGTGCTTATCCATAAGGGTTCGATCCCCTCCCTGCTAGCAAGGACTGCGATGGTCGTAGTCCGATTTCAACAAGGAGAACTAAGATGGCTGCTACACGTACTTCCCGCAAGCCCCGTTCGGCTGTTCCGGCGGCTCCAGTCGAGCCGATCGCACCGGCGACGGTGAAGACGCCACGGCGTCGCCGTCCGGCTGCTATCCCGGCTAAGGTGGTCGAGGTGCAGGGCGATGCTCTTACCTCGGTGGCTGCGCCGACCCTGCTCGGAGCGAACGGCGAGCTCATCCGCCACACGCAGGATTACACGGTCGACCTGCTCGACCCCGGTGCCGAGCCGGACCGGGATTATAAGAAGGTCCTTGCTAAGGACCCGTCACAGGTGCACGTCGACTTCGTTGCATGGGTGCAGAAATACGTCGGCTATGACGCCGACGTCAAGACGGTGCAGATCCTGATCTCGACGTACCACGAGTTCCAGAAGACCCCCGAGCAGAAGGCCAAGACGATTGCGAAGCGTCTCGGCGCGGCGCAGAAGCGGGCTGAGGCTGCAAAGAAGACAGCCGCTAAGTAGGCTAGGCTCGATCCGGCCGTGATGGTTGTGCAGGGCGATAGAAGGTCCCCCTGCACTTCCACCCCAGTCGGGGACCGAGAGGAGAACAAGATGATGGATAAGGCGACGGTCATGCAGTTCGAGATGGCCGACGGTACGAAGTACAGGATTACCGACGATGAGGGAATGGAGTTGTTCCTCGATCGTCAGGTACCGGGAAGGAAGTTCGGCGCGCTGTCCAGCGAGTTCTGCTGGGAGGGGCTGGAAAGTACCGGCGTCGAGAGCGAGGACAACGGCCTGGAAGAGGCCATCATGTTCCTGCTGAAGGTCGCTCTGCGGGACACCAAGGCGTAACCCGGCCGCGAGTATGGTGCTGAGTTAGAAGGACTCAGCACCGTGCGCCCAGCCGGGCAACCGAAGGGAGAGCAAGATGATGAGGTTGGTAGAGACCAATAGCCTGCGAAAGTGGGCTGCGGGGATGCTGGATGAGGCCAGAGGAAATCTCTGGCAGGAGACCCATAGCCTGGGAGATCAGGTACACCTCGCAAACCCGCTGGAGTTTGCGGCTGGTGCTGAAGATGACGGGGCGATCGTCAGCACCGACTACACAGAGGTGGAGAATCGGGTATGGGTCAGGATGTACATGGCGAGTCGGGGCATGCCGGCCGACTATATGTGGGTTGCTGAAGGCCCATCTCGCAATGGTCCGTCCGGACAGTGGTTCGTGGAGCGCCTGGTCGGCGAGTCCATCCCGCAGCCAGAGCTGCAAGAGCCCTTCGCCAAGGAAGCGCAGCACGCACAGGCGCTCGGTCTCAATGCGCTGATCGCTACAGCCGATATCGACGGCTTCACTGAGTACGAAGCACGCCAGACGGGCGGCTCGGAGTAGGCACGAGGGCGCAGAGTTAGAAGGACTCTGCGCCCGATGCTCATTCCGGAGCAGACGATAGGGAGAACAAGATGGCAAGAGTTTCTGTTGTTGCGCAGCAGGAGGAGTACGATGAGGTCCTGCAGCTCCTGGAAGCGCTCTCGGCGCTCTCCGAGCAGGGTCGGCCGGTCCTGAACGGAACCAAGCAGGAGGACTCGGACGGCCGAGTCTGGTACGGCTACGACTACAGCGGCGCGTCTTGGTGGATCACCAAGTCGATGGCTGCGGAGTCCGACACGACCGCAGAGCCATACGAATTCGCCGAACAGAAAGAGCCGCACACGGCGTAGGCAGCAGGGCATAGGGAATTAGCAAGCCCTATGCCCAATGCTCATTCCGGAGCGCAACTGAGGAGGATGCAATGCCTGCTGCGACTATCAAGGACGTCAAGGAATTCTTCGGCCTGAAGGAAGGCCAGAACCTCAAGGGCTTCACGGAGGAATGGAAGGTCCTGTCGGAAGAGGCCCGGACGCAGATCAAGGAAGGCATCGGTAACGGCTCGTTCTCTTACTGAGATGCAGCGCGGTCCACAGCTACATACGGTTGCTGTGGGCCGTGCCGCACTTCAGATCGGAGTGCAAGGAGGGAGCAATTGTGAAGGGTTTGTTGTGGCTGCGCCGGATGCTCACTACAGGGCTTACCGGAGTGGCTTTCTGGAACTCGTACAACCACACGGCCGCTTGGTTCTCGGACCACGGCCAAGCCGAGCAGTCGGGATGGCTCGCGCTTATCCCGGAAGTCGGCGTGATCCTGGTGGTGCTGACCCTATGCACCGGTAAGCTGGGTCGAGTTGAGTCTGCTATCGTCCGGGCGATCGGAGTCGGGTCGGTCGCAATCACGTTCACTGCTAACCTCGCAGGGGCATCTGCGGGGCCGATGGGAGTCACGGCCGCTCTGGTAGCGCCTGTGTTCGCGGTGCTAGGCTTCGCTCTAGAGGCGGTAAGTCTGTCGGCCGAGATCGAGCCGCCCCAGTCTCCTCCGCAGCCCGCCCGCAAGAAGCAGATGGGCAAGACGGACATTGGAATCCTCTGGGCCACTGAGCGAGACGAGTGGCCGACCACGGCGCAGATCCTGGAGAAGTTCCCAGATATCTCCGTGACGACGGCTCGCAAGATCCACAACTCCAAGAACTTGGTCAGCGTCTGAGAGGATGGTACAGGGAGAGAAGGCCCTGTACCGTCTGCCCAGACGGGTGCTCAATCAAGGAGGGCAACATGAAAGATGAGAAGATCCTGGCTGAAGGGGAGCTTGATGCAATCAAGCTGATTCAGGCTGGGATACCTGCAGTAGTCGAGAGCGATCCGATGCAGTTCTACTACGTCCTGGCAGAGTTGTCAGATATCGAGCAGAAGTGGTTGTGCAGCGTCTGCTACTGGCGCTACTACCACGCCCGACCGATCCTGGCAACTATGTCAGAGACGCAGTTCTGCAATAACAACGAGGGCGCACACTGTAGGGAGTGTGGGGTATGAATCCTGTACATCACCTCTTCAGTGCAAGCGCCCGCATACGGTGCGCGGAGTCTGGGCATATGTGGAATGATGCATCCTTCTTTCTAGTGCATTGGATGCATAAGCCAGTCCTTGAGCGCGTGCAGAAATGCGAGCGTGTAGGCTGCAATCGTACTCGTACAGACCGGGTTTCTCCAAGCTCCCTGGAGCGCGTCAGTCGGGTCTACGGGGGTAAGATCGAGAGACTCGGACGGGTGACGCGACAGGATATGCTGAAGGAGATTATCGGCTGATGGATTGGGACTGCCCTTGGTGCGGGGAGCACTGCACAAGCGAGCGTGACCTAGAGGGGCACGCCGCAGAATGCGAACCATTTCTGGAGGAACAAGATGGCTGATGAAACGCCCGGCATCGACATGGGAACGCTGCTGGGATATGCAAGTGGAGGGATAGTGCACTCCCCAAACCCGATCTTCGCATCCCTGCTGCAGGATCTTCCTGAAGATAACTGCGTCCGGAGGATGTATGGGCTCGGGCATACGGACCACCTGATTACGACCTGGCCCAGGCCGGACGCTAAGAGCGCTCCTGCGATCGAGCCGGACCGAATCCTGCGACCGCACGAGGCAATGCAGAAAGACTTCCTGAAGAGGCGTCGCAAGAAGGATGCGCCTCCCGCTCTGAACCTGCCTCCCGCAGGGTCGCACAGGATCAGTGATCTCTGATGGCGATCATCTGCGGGAATAGGTCTGCAAGCCATTGCATGGGCTCTCACCCCTCCGTCGCCGCAGTTAAAGCCTGCTATAGAGGACAGATGGTACAGGGGAGTCTGGACATGGACCCGCCCGTCCTCGCAGCCCTCCCTGAAATGAAAGAGGGGATGTGGAAGATCGGAGAGCGTGTCTTCAAAGTCCAGATTGCGCACCACGGCTCTGGTCGCCTATACTGCAAGGAACTCCTGGTGGAGGAGGATGTACCTGGCGGTGAGCAGTATTCCCACTATTGGGAGATGCGGTCAGGCTTCATGCCGACTCTGCGCAGAGAAGGGGCGCAGATGACTCTGGAAGAGGCCAAGAAGTTCGGCGCTCTGTACGGATTCTGCTGCAACTGCGGGAAGATCCTCACCAATGAGAAGTCGATCGAACTGGGCATCGGCCCGGTTTGCAGGGGGAGATTCTCATGAGCGTCTTCCACGCAGAGGAAAAGTCTACACACGAAATCATCCGTTGTTATCAGGACCCAGAGGGCATCTGGGTAGATGATGAGAACGATCCAGGCTACATCGACGACGAGACGTTCGAGAAGTTGTACGAGCGCGTCAACTGAGCTGGGGCCGGGCGCAGGCGACTCACGTAGCTCCCTGTGCCCGGCCCCCACCATGTTAGGAGAACAGCAGTGAGTGCAATTGAAGAAGCCAAGGCCGGTCTGGAAGCCGCCAAGGAGCACGCAGAGACTGCTTGGCAGGAAGCAAGCCAAGCCAAGGAGACTGCGGCCGAGACGATCGACATGATTCTGAACGTGACCGGCCCGGATCTTCCAGAGCTCGCATCTATCCCGTTCAACATGATTCAGGAGGCACAGAACCAGATCGAGCAGGCGCAAGCGCTCCTGTCTTCCGCACAGGAAGCTCTGGAAGAGTACAGCAATTCACTCGGCTAAATAACAGCACAGGAGGAAAAATGATAGTTTACGTATCGATGCCAGATCGTGGAGTCGAGCTGGAATTCCTGGCAGAGATCCTGGATACCTGCGAGTCCGAGATTCAGAGCTGGTGCGAGATCATCTCGTCCACTCGGACCGAGCAGCCAGAGTATCGGCGGATTGAGATCCTGCACGACGGCAAGGCGATCACCCTCGACCACAGTACGGTGCTGACCGGGATTAATCGCCTGCTGAAGGACTACAATCCCAGGGTCCACAAGGGCGGCATGAACCTGGTAGTCCCGACCTTCGGGCAGATCTGTGAGTGGCTGATCATGAGCATCAACGACGGCGACACGAGTATGGTGGACGCGGACGTCGCAGACGCCATCATCCAGTACGGCGTCTTGGGAAGTATGGAATACAGCTGACAATGGGAGACCAACAGAGGGAGGCATTCCGCAAGGCAATGAAGAGAGAGGCAAGGCGCATTCGTGTCCTTGCTATTATCAGGAAGATCTTACATGGAGGGCACCATGGTAGATGAAGGCAAGATCCTGGATCAGATCCGGCATATGCTGGCGTTGGCGAACAATCCGGCAGCTAGCGATGCCGAGCGAGAGCTTGCGCTGTCGATGGCCAACCGGAAGATGGCCAAGCACGCTATCGACCAGGCGATGCTGGATGCGACCCGAACGTCCACTGAAAAGCGCAAGCCTACCAGCAAGCGCATACGGTTGTTCGATGCCGACTTCCAGTGGTCTGGTTACTTCTACGGGGTGATCGGGAAGCTGGGAGAGGTGAACGGCTGCCGGATTGCCTGGCACAGCAGCTACAATGAGATCACGCTAGTCGGAATGCAGGAGGACGTCGACTGGGCAGAGATGCTCTGGCTGCAGGTCTTCCTGGACTTCAGCTCCAAGATCAATCCGCGCTGGGAGCCGGAGCTGCGGCTGGAAGAGAACATCTTCAACTTCAAGCACGCCGGTTACAAGTGGAAAGATATCTGGGAGATCGGCAACCGCAAGCGGGCTGGCGGGATGCCAGACGGCGGCATCCAGTTCGTCCCCAACAAGTGTGGGTACATGAAGACGATGTACCACAAGCAGTGCAAGCAGCGAGAGGTCAGCCCGGTCGGCACGCAGACCTTTGAAGCCTACAAGATGACGTTCACCAACTACTTTGTCTTCCGGGTCAATACCCGCCTGGAAGAGATGGCAGAGGTGCGGGCCGAAGAGGCAGGCGCCACCTCAGGGTCTGAGCTGGCTCTCTTCGACGTCAGTAAGCTGATTGATGAGGAGCTCTGGAACCTCTTCCCAGCTCTGCACCCCGACGAGCAGGCGCGTCGTGAGGAAGCCGCGAGGAAGCTCGCTAAGGACGCCGAAGAGAGGGACGCTAGCTATCTAGCCTCGCTCTCTCCCGAGGCTCGGAAACGGGTCCTGACGGCGCGGGCGGACGCCGAACGAGCGAACGCTAAGGCCGACGCGAGGTACTACCGCACCGCCAAGAGGACCTACGACGCAGCTGGAGCGGCTGCGGGCGATCAGGCCGGAAGTAGCGTCAGCCTGGCACGGTCGGCGCGCTCAGCAGGACAGGCCGAAGCTCGCAAGGAGCTAGCGTGAAGTTCCTGGTGATCTACAAACCTAGCAATGGCGTCGACTACCGCGAGGTGATCGACTGCGATGCGTTTGCTATGAATCCCAATGGCCGATTCGCATTCCTACAATTCCGTGATCTCGCTCCCTACAAGGACTCGAACGGGATTGAATGGACGCCGATCGAAGGCGCGTTGCTATTTGCCATCCCATTCGAAGACGTGCAAAGAATCGAGGGAATCTGATGTGGTGGTGGATCGGGGGACTTGGGACCTTAGGATTTTTTGACCTGCTACTCCACGCAGCCCGCGAGCGGTGTCTGCAGGCCGACGACATCCACGACTATGAGGATGATGAGCCATACTGATGGACATTCCAGAACTCAACAGCAAAGCAAGGTACGACATACGGTTGCTGAACGTCAACAAGGACGAGACTCTGACCGATGTAACCTGGACTCAGGGCGTCGACTACCGGCGGCTGCTTGATGCGGTCCTGGAGCTGATTGTGATGAAGGAGAGAAATGCGGAAGCGTTCGCAGGCGACATCATTATCAGCGCGGCTGGGTCACGCGATCCAATGCCTAGATATCGAAGACTGCAAGAGAGTAGCTCTGACAGTAGCAGTCCTGTCCTCCGCAGTGTACCAAGCATTGGAGAAGATGCAACCGAGCAGCGTCCCGGTCACGATCACTACTGGGGCCAAAAGCAGACCATCGAGGCAGAGAGGCTCAGGAGGACGCAGGCCGAACTAGAGAATGTGAACTGGCAGTGCGATAACTGCTCGCACATCGCCGGTCGCCACAGTAATGTAGCTCCGTTCAGATGTATAGTTGACGGGTGCGATTGTTTCACCTGGTCAGGAGAATAGATGGACGCCCATGTAGAGTTAGACCCAGAGCTAAACCGGATCTTCCTGCGGGTTGAATACTACGTGGGGGTCTCGCAAGACTGTAAGGCTATCCCTGGATACAAGTGGCACCCTGATATAGAGGGAAAGCCCTGGAGCTACCCGGCAAGAATGCAAACTTGCCATGCACTGCGGAAGGTGTTCGGAAAGAAAATGACCATCGGCCCATTCCTTACAGAGTGGGCCAGGAAGAATGCGCGAGCCTATGCTAGGCAGAGATCCCTCGCAAGCAAACCGGACTCAGACCTGGCGAAAGTCAAAGCGATGTTCCCTGCGTTCTGGGATGCGATGTCAAGTCGACCATACCAACGGTCTGGCGCGGAGTTCTTGGCGACCACTGGCCACACCGCAGACTTCTCAGAGCCGGGGCTAGGCAAGACGGCGACTAGTCTCGCAGCGCTCATTCAGGCAGGGGTATTCGCAGGAGGGAGGCACCTGGTTATCGTCTCTAACAAGACCGCTATACGGTCGACCTGGAGACACGAGATTGAGAAGTGGACTCCAGGGGCGCACGTCTACCCGATGCCAGACGGCTGGCAGAAGCGGGAGCAGGAGCTAGACAAATTCTGGGCCGACAATAGCAGCGCTGCGAAGTTCGTAGTCTGCCTTCCGCACATGCTCCAGATTAAGCAAGAGCGCTGGTGCAAGAAGTGCAAGCAGTGGGCGAACGATCCCAAGCAACTATCTGCAGAGCACTACGGGGAGTCCCACAAGGTCACGACTGAGGACTACAGGATTGACTGGCAAGAGCTGTTCTCGATCGAGTGGGACTCCATCATCGCAGATGAGGCGCACGACTACCTCCTCAAGCTCCGCCCGGGACAATCTAAGAACCAGCCCCAATGGGCAATAGGCATGCGTCGGCTCCAGGTTAAGCAGGGCGGCGTGAAGCTGCCTATGACCGGGACGCCGATGCGCGGAAAGGAGCAGAATCTATTCGGCATCCTGTACTGGATCGATCCCATACGGTTCTCTTCATTCTGGGCCTGGGCCGGGGCATACTTCGATGTTGTCAATAATGAATACAACCAGACAGTCGGGAAGCTGCGGCCGGAAATGGAGGAGGCATTCTATGATGTGATCGACTCCCTCTGCCTCCGCAGAACCCTGCGCGAGGTACGCAAGGACCTTCCACCGCAGCTCCCACAGGAGCACTGGGTTCCATTAGACGGCGAGCACAGGAGGCAGTATGAGGAATTTGAGGCAGAGGGGGTCGTGGCCCTGGAGTCCGGCGTGCTGGAAGGGCTAGGAACCTTGTCGGAGTTGACAAGGCTCCGACAATTAGCATTCGGCCCCTGGGACGTAGAGATAGATCAGGACGACGACAAGCAGACCATCAAGATGGTTGAACAGGTCGAGAAGTCTCCCAAGGTTCAGCTCATGATGGATATGCTGCGGGAGCGCGGCATCCCGGGTGACGTATTCACACAGCAGCGTGACGCAAAGGACGCTCGCAAGTTCATCATTGCCTCCCAGTACACGCAGATCATCGGCGGGCTGGAGCGGATGTTCAGCAACATGGGAATCGCGACGCTTTCAATTACCGGCAAAGTTACCGGTAGCAAACGCTCCGCCGCAGTCACCTCATTCCAGAAGCCGGGTGGACCGCGAATTCTTCTCATCAATACCAAAGCAGGAGGAGCCTCGCTCACCCTCGATGCTTATTGTGATGAGATGTTCATCCTGGATGAGACCTGGATTCACGATGACCAGGTCCAGCTAATGGGTCGCATCAATAATCGGGGGCAGCGAATCGCAACCCGGATTTACCACTTCTTCAGGACAGAGGAGACGATCGATGAAGGAATAGCAATGGGCAATGATGATCAGAATCAGATGCAGTCTATGATCCTCGACAGTCGTCGTGGAAATCAGGTAGCCTTGAGACTACTGAAGCGGAGAGAGTAAATGATCGGTCTAATCTGGGTCATGTGTGTTGTGACTGCATATACCGTTGCTACAGTTTCAGCAGGGTATCTATGGGGCCGTGCGCACCAGATCAATCATGACAGGCACGTGCAAGACATGATGAATGATGCTGCGGACAACGCCCGGATGGCGCAGCGGCATCGCATACGGACGGCCGAGGCTGACCTGAATTCCAACGCCCAGGTACGTACGGCTAGACTGCGGGCCTACAGATACAAGACCCCTCCGCCACGTAAGTAAATCCGCTAGGGTAGAGCTAGTCAACCGACACAAGGAGAAACCGAAATGGCACGTGCAACCAAGGCCGTCGCAAAGCCTGTCGAGCCTGAAGAGGACGACTACGAACTTGGCCACTACATGGACAAGGAGCCGTCCAAAGTCCACGAGAACTTTGCGGAGTACGTCGGCGAGATGGTCGGCTATGATGCCGACATCAAGACCATCCAGCTCGTGATCGCCCTGTACCAGAAGTTCCAGAAGACGCCGGAACAGCAGGCATTCAACAAGGCCAAGAAGGAAGCCAGCGCCGAAGCTGCGGAAGCTCGCGAGGCCAAGCGCGCCAAGGCTGAGAAGGCCGAAGTCTCTACCCCCAAGGCCCGGACCTCCAGTCGTACCAAGGCTGCTTCGGCGGCCGAAGAGGTTGAGGAAGAGGAAGCTCCTGCACGCCCTGCTCGTGGACGCCGTGGTGCTGCTCCTGCCGCCCCTGTGAAGCGGGCCACGTCGCGCCGTCGTCCGGTTCCTGCCGTAGACGACATCGACGAGTAGCGTGCAGGTCGGTGTTCCTGTGGTCCTTCTAGCTGCAGGAACTCACGGTGGGTCCGTTAAGCCCACCCCACATACGGCCCCCAATCTCTCGGGTTGGGGGCTGCGGTGTCGGTAGTGGCCTCCCAGACCACTATACCACTGACGCGATAAGGTGGGAGACTGAGAAGGCTCTGATCCTTGCGCACCTGACCAGCCATGGCCCATGAGCAGATCCTTGCACAAGAGATACCTCGCATAGTCCGCCAAGGAGACGGGGAAAAGGTGGTGCAATTCCACCCGGGGCCACGAACACCATCTACATACGGAGGGCAACCGTGGGAATGACATTGCGACAACTGATAGACAGCCTCATTGATCTGGAGGAGGCAGCCAAGACAATAGGCGACCCGCCGGTCAGGGTTGCATCTCTCGGATATGCAGAATGGCGAGAGGAAGACCGTCTTGTTGATCTGGAAACTGTGAGCCTGCGGTTTAACAATGGAGACATAATCTTGGGAGTTGATAAGTGATGATGTGGATTGAAGGAATCGCTCTCGCACTATGCATCCCTGGGATCTTCTTCATCCTTGGGCTCTGGGCTAACGGCTGGTTTGACGAATGATCGAACTCAGGACATCCGAGAGGGCGACGTTTAAGCGCTGCCCGCAGAGATGGGAGTGGGGAGTCAAAGAGGGACTGCGACCGCACCGGGAGGCTACACCGCTCTGGTTCGGGACCGCAGTCCACATTGCGTTAAGCGAGTGGTACCTGCCCGGGTTAGCTCGCGGCCCACATCCAGCGCTGACGTTCTTGAAGGTGCTAGAGGGCGACCGGTCAATTCGCATTCCCTCGGATAATGAGGAATGGGAAGCCGAGTACATGAAGGCCAAAGACCTTGGGCAGGAGATGCTCACGAACTATGTCGACCACTGGGGGAAGGATAACAACAAGTACTATATCTGCACAGAGCGGACTGGCTCTATCTTCCTACCAGAGATCGGTAAGACCAAGGGTAGGCACACAAAGTATTTCTTCACCTTCGACGGCGTGTATCGGGACGAGACCACGGGCGAGTATTGGCTAGACGAGCACAAGACAGCAGCCAGCATTGACCCGGGCTCTCTGCCTCTTAACCAGCAGGCTAGCTCCTACTGGGCCGTCGCAGAGGGCATCCTGAAGCGAACTGGTATGATGCCTAAGGACAAGCACATCCAGGGCATCATGTTTAACTTTCTACGAAAGGCCCCCAAGGATCGGCGACCCAAGAACGAAGATGGACTAGCCACTAACAAGCCGACTAAGGCTCACTTCCACGCAGCCTTTGAAGCAGCCGGGCTCCCCACGCAGCTATATCTGCGGGCGAAGATGGTCCGGCTATATGAAATTGCGCACGTTGAGCACATCAAGGTTCTGGGCGAGCCATCTAGTGTGCAGACCTCAGAGTTGTTCGAGCGACACCCGGTCTTCCGGACGCCAGGGGAGCGCCGACAGCAACTGATTCAGGTCCGCAAGGACGCCTGGCATATCGAGCACGCCAGGAATGATCCGAACTATCCCATTGTTAAGAATCCCACCAAGGATTGCAAGTGGGACTGCGACTTCTACAGGATGTGTCAGCTTCATGAACAGGGAGATATGGAGTCTGTGGAGGAGTTTAAATCAGCAATGTATACAATCAGAGATCCCTATGAAGCATACAGGAAGAGTGCATAATGAGTTCTGTCCACGATCGGAACCGGGAGGGGTTAGAGTCGACCCTTAAGCGAGTAGCGAGGATGTACGCTACTGGAGAAATCGGCAAGGACAAGTTTGATCGGTTCGCTAAGACAATTGAGTCCGCATTCAAGCAGATTGATACGATGGAAGAGGAGACTACAAATGTCGAAGCCTGAGTACATCCAGCCCTTGGCACGCAACGCTAAGGTTAGGATGGCCTTGGTCACTGGTTCGGGATTCGGCAAGACTGTATTTGGAGGGACTGCGCCGAAGGCCCTCTTCCTTACCACCGACCCAGAGGGCACGATCTCCGCAGCCGAGTTCGGCTCCACCGCAGAAGAGTGGAAGATCGAGTCCTGGCAGGATGATGGCGGCCTATCTGATGCATACGAGTACATGCTGAAGGAAGGATGCAAGGAATACCAGTGGCTGATTCACGACAACGCCACTGAGGAACAGAACCTGGGAATGTCTATGGCCATGCAGCAGGCACTGTCAAAGCCGACCGGCGCTGGCCGCAGTCCTTTCGTTCCAGACAAGCGAGAGTATCAGATCTCGCAGAACTCTTTCATCCAGATGCAGAAGCAATTCATCACCCTCCCTATTCACCAGATCTGGACAGTACACCGGAAATGGTTTGACCCGGAGAATGGTGACGATGGCTTCTGGTCCGCAAACATCCAGGGACAGCAAGGCGCGGTTGCTGAGCAGTTCCTGGGGTACATGAATATCATCGGCCATGGAGAGGTGACAGAGAACAAACTGAAGAAGACAGTTCGCCGGTTGTACTTTGACCACTACAAGAGCTACCGGGGCAAGGATCGGTTCAATGCATTGGGCCGGTTCAAGGATGACTTCACAGTCCCGAAGATGATGCGATTGATCAAGGCGCATCAAGAGGGTGCACCCGTCAAGAAGACAGCAGTGCGACGTCGCGTCGCACGTACCGCCTAAGAGAGGGCACTGAAATGCCAAGTGTTATCAAGCGTAAGACTTCGCACGTAGCTGAGTCCGCATTCAAGATCTACGCAGGGGATGAGCCGCGCCCGGGTGGCTACCGGGGCATCCTCAAGCAGCTGAACATGGTCAAGTCCAAGGGCGACAACCTGATGTTTACTGCGGTCGTGGAGTTCGAGGCCAAGGACGGCTCGGACAAGAAGCAGTTCGATGGCTATGCCACCTTCCCGCAGATCCCGCTGACCGACAACGAGAGCAACATTCAGCGCGAGCAGGCGTTGTACGTTGCAGTCTGCGGCAAGATGGACGCCGACATCAAGGTCGATGGGACTCCAGAGAAGTTCAAGGCTGGTGACGGCCAGAAGGCCAAGGTCGTTTCGATCAACGGCGTGAAGCCAGAGGGCAAGGTCGTCAACGTTCGGATGCGTTACGAGATCGACAACCGCGAGGGCATGAACGGCGCCCAGCAGTTGCGTTGCGATCTCATCTTCGCAGCCCGGGGCGAGTCTCCGGTTGTTGACGAAGAGGACGACATCGAGGACGACGAGGAAACAGACGAGGAGGGTCTGCCGCTGTACGAGGAAGATGACCTCAAGACCAAGAACCTGGTCGCCCTGCGGAAGATCCTGGTCGACGAATTGGATCAGGACGCCGCAGAGATCAAGGCCGAGAAGTCCAAGGCCGCTCTGATCGAACTCATCCTCGAGCTGCAGGAAGATGAAGAGGAGGACGAAGATGAAGAAGACGAAGAAGAGACAGATGAGGAAGAGGACGAAGACAAAGAAGCCGAAATCCGTGAAGAAGTCGACGGGATGGATCGCAACGTACTGAAGGCTGCTATCAAGAAGCGCGATTCTGCTTTCAGGGTCCTGAAGTCCACTACCGATGAAGCCCTGCGTGAGGCGCTGGTTGCACTCATGCTCCAAGACCCGCCATTCTGAGTCTCTGAGGCTGCGGCTACTACAGCACTGATAGTGGGATGTCCGTAGCTAGGAGCTTGCAGGTGGCTAGGCGGTGACAGGCCCATGGCTAAGAAGTGCAGAGTCTTCTAGATCCAGAGGCAGTCTCGGGTGCGGTCCGTTAAGCCGCACCACTTAACAACAAAATTAAGGAGGGCCTTGTGGTCGTTAGCTTGAAGCCAGATACAATACGGTCTGGCTTTCGCGATTGGTTCGTGGGGGAAGAGAACGCAGAGGGAGAGCAGCGGGCATATTGCCCGGTGTGTGAAGATCCCGATGTGTCCTCTTCCCCTTCTGCTATGATGAACCCAGATGGAGATATCTGGAATTGTCTGAAGGGGAATCACGGCGGGTCGATTACATCCCTATCCAAGCAACTTAAGACGGAGCGCGGCTGGGATATCAGGGGCGCTGCAAATGCAGCGACCCGCCGCACAGCTCCCGTACACTCCCCCAAGCAAACCAATAAGTCAAAAGGTCCCGCCCCATCTCCCACCGCAGTCATTGAATGGAACCAGGCCCTCTTGGAAAACAAGGGGGTCATTTCCAGCTTTATGAGCAGGCGCGGGATTGATGAAGAATCCATTATCGAGAACGAGATCGGCTGGGACGAGAAGACCCGGCGCTTTACAATCCCTGTGTACGACAAGGACGGGGAGCTAGTCAACATTCGCAAGTACAAGATGGGCGCTGGCGACAACGAGCAGAAGTTCATCAACCACCAGGGCTGGGGCAATGCGCGTCTGTTTATGCCTTGGGTCTTGGAAGACGCAGAGGGCATTATCCTGGCAGAGGGAGAGCTAGACTGTCTCTTGCTCAACCAGATGGGGTTTCCTGCGGTGAGCGGGACGGGTGGCAGCGGAACCTGGCTGACTGCATGGTCCAAGGAGTTCACTGGTAAGACAGTCTACGTCGCATATGACCAGGACGACGCAGGGGAAAAAGGCGCATTGCTAGTGAGCAACGCGCTGCGTAACTTTGCCACCGCAGTCTACCGGGTGAAGCTCCCTACGCCTGGGTCTGACGTGACTGATTTCTTCATGAAGGAAGACTTCACTGAGGAGGACTTCGAAAAGGTCCTAGAGGCTGCCAGCGCGGCCGGCAACCGGGTCTCTACCGCGATAGAAGATATGCCAACGATCGGGACTAGGGCGAGTCTCCTTGAGTCGATGAGCGAGGGCTCTACGGGCGAGCCTCTAGAGCTAATCGTCTCTGTGACAGGCAAGATGCAGGAGCCCTGGACCGCTCCCCGCAGAGTGGTCGGGACTTGCGACATGAGCAAGGGTGTGGCATGTGAGACTTGCCCACTCCAGAGTCGCAACGGCTCAATGGAGATCCTGACACAGGCGCACGACACCCGGCTGATTAGCTTTGTGGATATCTCCGCCACCACGCAGCACAAACTGTTGCGATCTTTGATGGGGGCTCGCTGCTCAGACCGGATTCAATTTGACATTGAAGAGATCTGGAACATTGAAGAGCTGACGGTTCAGAACAGCATTGACGAGAGAACCGACGATGTGATTGCAACTCCGACGCATCGGACGGTTTGGTCTATCGGGACCTACCGCACGCAGACCAATGAGAAGATCAGGCTCCTGGGTCAGAACGTACAGGACCCAAAATCGGGCGGCTTGAAGTTCACCTCCTGGATCAATCAGAAGGTCGAGCTGGATATCGACAAGTTCAAGCTAGACAGTGAAAGCCGTGACCGGCTGACACAATTCCAGCCGGAAGAGGGGCAGTCTTATCTAGACAAGTGCCTAGATATCGCAAAGGATATGTCTGCGAACGTGACAGGAATCATCGGCAGAGAGTTACTCCATGTTGGGATGGATCTAGTATGGCATTCTCCAATAGCATTCAGAGTTCGCGACAAGGACGTCGACAAGGGCTGGCTGGAGATGATGGTAGTTGGGGATACTCGTACGGGCAAAAGCGAGATAGCGACCAGTCTGATGAAGCACTATCTGAGTGGCAGACTAGTAAGCTGCGAAGGTGTGACGTTTGCGGGACTGATTGGTGGCGTCCAGCAGATCAACGGCAGATGGAACATGACCTGGGGAGCCGTCCCGATGAACGACAGACGGTTAGTTGTGCTGGACGAGGTCAGCGGAATGGCAGAGAACAACATCATCGAGCAGATGAGCCAGGTACGGTCTTCCGGCATAGCCCAGGTAACTAAGATCGCATCTGAGAGCACAAGCGCACGGGTTCGGCTGATCTGGATCTCTAACCCGGTCGGCGGCAAGTTCCTCTCCGAGAATAGATTGGGTGGTATTGGTGCTCTTATTACCGTGGTTCCCAACATGGAAGATATCGCCAGATTTGACTTTGTCATGGCGTCAGCAAAGGGCGATGTCGGCAGTGCAGATATTAATGCTGACCATCGACAAGGCACCCCATCTTACAGTAGTGACGACTGCGAGCTGCTGGTCAAGTGGTCCTGGTCCCTGGGTAGAGATAACGTCAAAATTGGGGATCGCGCGGTTACAGCTGCCTCCCAACATGCGATTAAGATGGGTGAGCGATACACAAGTAGTCCTCCACTTGTGCAGGCCGAGAATGTTCGGTTCAAGATTCTGCGAATCGCCGCAGCAATGGCAGCTCGAACTTTCTCGATCGGCAAAACCGGTCCAGTTACCTTACAGGTTTCCAAGGCCCATGTAGAGGACGCCGTCAGATTCCTAGATGCGATTTACGGGGAGGACTCCCTAGGGTACGGTCGGATGAGCCGGGCCGAGATCGAGCGAACCAGTAACAGCGAGACGAACCTCAGCCTCACCCGGCAGCTACTCAAGCAACACCCAGGAGTATTTGAGACCTTGTTCATGAATATCGGAGGTGAGTTCAGAGTCCGGGACTTTGAGGAGTTCCAGGGCATCGAGAAGACAACTGCAAGTAATATCAGCGCAAGCCTACACAAGTGGGGCCTGACGAAGTATGCGGGCCGTGGAGTGTTCTCAATGACAGAGCAGCTAGTGAAGCTGCTAGATGAACTCAAGGAGGAGGGCATATGAAAGACTGGGGCAATATGACGGAAGAGCAACAACGCGAGCTAGACGATCTGCGCGCAAAGTATGAGGCCCGCCCACCGCAGCTAGATCAATGCGACTGCCACGAACACCCCCGGCCAGAGCGTTGTGAGAACGCAGCAGTCAAGGGGCAAGGCGGGCTTTGTACGCCGTGTCTATTCGGATGCGCACCATGACGCAGATGATGGATTGGTTCAGGGATCTCTGTAACCAGTGGAAGTCAGAGTCTTTCTGGAAGTGCCCGCTATGTAAGGCACTGGTCGAGAACGAAGACAGTGGCCATCATGTTGAGTGGCATCGGGAAAACGGGGCTGACTTCTAATGCAGACATTCTTGACACAGAAGAGATTCGGCCGGACCGCAGCCGACCTGGATGACACGACCCTATCTATGCAGATGACTCAGTGCATGCAGATCTTCGACACTCTGACCGGCGTGACTCCGGACTTCCAGCCGGAACACCCCGTCATGGGTATGTGGGAAGGCTACGAATATGCGCTGGGTATCTACGCCATGATGCTGAATCTGGAGTGGACCTTCCAGCGCGGCTTTGCGCATCACGAGTGTCTGCGATTCTTCCACCAGAACATAAAGGAGATGCACGACCAAGACCCAGAATTTATCTATGAGGTTCCGCCGTGGCTGAATGATGTAGCCGTCATCAAGTCACATCGCTCGAACCTCGTCCGTCGTCTCCGCAGCCAATACGAGGATCGTTGGAAGGTGGCCCCGGATAACTGGCCGGTCCTCTGGCCTAAGATTGACTTCACAAAACCAGAGGGCTATACGCTCTGGCTCGCGAAGGGCGACAAGGAGAGGCTGCGGAAGGGCGAGCGGACTCTCCCTCCCGACGACGTAATGGAGAGGGTAGTCAATTGGTAAAAGACTTCCTCTGGATGCGATTCGAGGTCTTCCCGCAGCCCAAGATGCGGATCTACCCCTGCTTCACAATCTGGTACAGCGAGAAGGGCGGGCGGCCGGTTCTCAAAGGCGAGCGGTCCTGGACCAAGATCAGCGGCTTCATGGTTAGGACTCGGAATAGCAAATCATATTCAATCCAATTCAGGAGGGTGTACAGATACTGATGTTCCTATTCCTTGCATTTGTATTTGGGTTTGTTGGAATCACACAGAATGCGAGCTATGAGGAGGGACACGCCCACACACTCCCAGGAGTCATCATTCTGTGGAGTCTGTGCGGCTTGTGTCTTGCTCTTCATGCGTTTGAGGAGAGGCATTGACTGATATTCAGGACTTCCTCAGAGAGCAAGCTGATCTAGGCTTGCACTGTCACATGGTAGAATACATCGATGGAGATCCCGTCACTACTTGCTTCAATGGAGACTGCGATGTCGAAGATATTAATTCTCGGATGCGGACCAGCCGGACTCATGGCGGCACATGCAGCAGTCCTGGACGGACACGAAGTGATCATCATGAGCAAGCCCAGAAAGAGCCAGATGTTCGGGGCGCAGTACCTACACGCACCAATTCCCCTGGCCTCTAGCTCTCCGGCCTTCGATATCACCTATGAGCTGCGGGGGACGGCTGAAGGGTACCGAGAGAAGGTATACGGCCCAAACTTCCGGGGAGAGGGTAGCCCGGAGTACCTCGAAAAGACGCATTCTGCATGGGATATCCGGGAGGCATATGATTTCCTCTGGAATGCATACGGCAGCACAGTCCTAGACCGGAACTTCGCACCGAGCGCCGCAGTACAAGAGGCACTAGACTGGACTATTCCAGATATCACAATCTCCACGATCCCGGCTTACCTAGTCTGTAGGAATCAATGTGACTTCTTCAGCCAGAAGATCTGGTCTGCCAATACCAGCGTGAATATCCCTCCAGATCACGTCATCTGCAATGGAGGGAAAACTCCGGCCTGGTACCGCGCAGCAAATATCCAGGGCTGGACTACGGTTGAGTGGCCTCAAGAGAGCAAGCCTCCCATCCCAGAGGGTATACTCTCATCAGTCACTAAGCCGACCGGCAATAACTGTAAATGCTTCCCGGAGATCCATAGGATGGGACGCTATGGGAAATGGGAGAAGGGAGTGCTATCACACTCAGCGTTTTACGAGACCGCCCAGCTCCTCTCGCAGCCAATACAACAGAGGTTAATATGAGCTTGTACGTTCACCCGCTAGCTAATGTCATCGGCCTAGACATTGACGGGACGCTCGGCGACTACCATTCACATTTCGTCCGGTTCTGCAATGAGATCTACTATCCCCATGGACTGCTATCTGGGCTATCTCCGAAGTGGGCTGCGACTGCAGGGGAGTTTGAGGTGGCCTTGGATTTGTCCAAGTCCGAGTACCGCGCCGCTAAGCTCGCCTACCGGATGGGCGGGCTGAAGCGGTCTATGCCGCTATTCCCCTGCGACGCGGAGGACGGGATCAAGGGTGAGATCCAGTACATACGGTCGCTCGGGATTCAGGTCTGGATCTGCACGACCCGCCCATGGCTCTCTCTGACCACAATAGACCAGGACACACAGTACTGGCTTGAGCACAACGTCGGGCCGGTAGACGGCCTGATCTACGGAGAGGACAAGTATCGGGACCTAATCAGTATCGTCGGCATGAGTCGAGTCCTGGGCGTGTTAGACGACTTGCCAGAGAATGTTGAACGCGCAAAGGCCCTCGGCCTCCGCAGCGCTCTGCGGCGTGGTCCGCACAATGTATGGTGGGCGTCTTCACACTCTCCTGTCTATCGCAACACGCAGGTATTCAATCAAGCAAGAGACATCTCATCAATCGCTGAAGAATGGAAGCAAATCCACCGTGGATAGGAACTCTCTACACAACTCAAGCTACGACCCCATGGAGTTCTTTTACTTTGGAATGGATCGGATCGATGCCATGCCGGATTGGCAGGCAATGGAGTATGACCTACCCATCCTGCACCTGGGGCCAGGCAAGAAAGGGGATCAGCTAGACACGATAGACCTGGAATACCCTGAGTACGACTTCGACACCTCAATTCCACTGATCCCTGTGCAGGAGTACTTCAATCTGCACTTGACAGAGCCGGTCTCCCCCTGGAAAGACAACTCGGTCGGCGGAATTGTGGCGACGCACGTCCTTGAGCATTTAAAGGACCCCCGCCCTTTAATCTGGGAATGCGGTCGGGTCCTGGCCCCGGGCTGTCCGCTCTCGATTGTCGTCCCCAAGGCCGGTTCTAACCTCTGGAATCAGGACCTCGACCACAAGACCGGTTTCGTCCTGGACACATGGAAGACGCTGCTTGACAGTAGTTTCTATGTGAAGGGCAAGAACATCCAGCACAAGCTGTCTGTTGGCTTCAACATGGAGATGTCCATGAAGGAGGGCAACAACGTCATTGTAACGCAGCTCATTAAGGAGGGCGAATAGACCAAGTGCCCGATCTGTGGCAACAACATTGAGTGGATATTGATGCCACTGCATCTCCTGATCGCGCACGTCATCAAGAAGCAATAGACATCGCGCCCGGTCTCCGGTACTCTCCGGGGATCGGGCCTAGTCATAGGGAGCGTCATGAGGATCAACAAATTCGATAAGACCCCATCCATAGGAAAGCAATTGCCAATGAAGCCGGGTGAGACGGCTTATCTGATTGAGTTGGACGGCACTGAGAATGCCGAATTCAAGCAGATTCTAGAGGGCTGGATCGACGCCCTAGAGATGCACGAATATGCCAGCCATGACTACAAGAACCGGGAGCTGTTTGGGCTAGGTATCCGAGGTGAGTTCGTCGGGTTCTGGCGCAAGGCACAGAAGCTGCACGCAGAGGTCTGGGAGCAGAAACTCAAGCTCACCCGGGAAGGCGTTCAGGAAGTCCTCATGGATTGCATGGGTGCGGTCGGCCTCATGCTATCTGAGCAGAGGAAGAACAAAGACGGCTACAGCGCCAGCTGGAGAGACAACCACAACAACAAGCCGACCTTCGGCCCAGGGCCGGACGACAGGCTAGCCACATTCAAACCTGCACGACAGGGGGCAACAAGCGGCACCTTCACCAACAGGACGGCATCCGGCCGACGACCTGAGGAACACGCTATAGATTGCCGCTGCCAGAAGTGCAACGACATCACCTGGGCGACACGCGGATGAAATTTGTATCTCTACACAGCCACTCTACCTACAGCTACATGGATGGATTTGCGCTGCCAGAGGTACACGTCAAGCGAGTCGCAGAGCTAGGGATGTCGGCGCTGGCATTAACAGAACATGGAAACGTTAGCAGTCATGTCAAGCTGGAGCTGGCTGCGGCCAAGGAGGGGATCAAGCCAATCTTTGGACTGGAAGCCTACACCGCTCCCGCAGACATGCGTGAGACTAAAAATCTGCGCAAATGGCATCAGACGATTGTGGCGATGAATCATGAAGGATATCAGAACCTTAACCGTCTCGTTACGAGATCCTGGGATGAGGGCTTCTACAGGTGGCCGACGGTTACAGGACCTATGCTCAAGGATCTCCACAGAGGGCTTATCGTCACTAGCGGGTGTTCAGATAGCCTCGTTAATTGCTCCCTCCTTGGTGGAAAAGGAATTGAAGAGGCAGATGCAGGAGAGAGCAGAGCAATTGGCGTTATACGCAGGTATAAGCGACTCCTCGGCGACAGATATTATCTCGAAGTTCAGCGTTTTCCAGAACTCGAAAGGACGCGCACACTCAACGCTTGGCTGGCCCAAGCCAGTAAGCGCACTGGGGTCCCCCTTGTTGCTACAGCTGATGTGCACTACCCCTTCGGTGAAGACAACCAGATGCAGAAGATTCTGCATGCAGCAGGACGCAACACTGGTACTGTCGCTGCTGCGGAGGCAGGGTGGGAATACGACATTCTCCTCACTTACCCAACAAGCGACCAGCAAATCCGCGAACAACTTATGGGAACAGGGCTATCGCGTAGCCAGGCGGAGGGAGCGATTGAGAATACGTCGGTTATAGCAGGACGATGTAATGTAGAGATCCCCAAGATGGAAAGGGTTCGGTTCCCTGGAACCATTAGGGACATGGAGGCAGAATGGGGATGACTGTTCGTGGACTTCACCTCAGGGTGATCCGCGCTAAGGGATGGGCTAGCGAATGGCCTTGTGTATCCTGTAAGAAGACCAGTAATAAGAAATGGGGCATGGACTGGTCTCGGATTCATGGACGCTCAGGCCGGGACATCGAGGACTATGAGCCGATGTGTCGTAAGTGTCATATGCTGTATGACAGGTCAACTCTTATCGCAAGCGACGTTATAGAAATCAGAAGAATGATTGCGCGTGGAATGCCGCAGATTGATATTGCGCATGCATTTCATGTGAGTCAGATGACCATCAGTCGTATCAATACCGGGCAGACTTGGAGTCACATCTAATGGACCGCCTAGATGAGTCAGTCCCTAGTATTGATCTCTACTGGGAATGGCTTAGGAAGGGCTGGCACTATCGAGGGATGCACAAGCTCCCAAAGAAGATCCGTAAGGAGAACACGGACCGAGTCCATCATGAATCAGAGATGATCATCGACAAGGACTTTGTTGATTACTTCCTGATGCTCTCTGACGCAGTCCGGGCCTGTAAGGATAATGGCATACCAGTCGGCCCGGCTCGTGGATCGGCTGCGGCTTCTCTAGTGTGCTATCTACTCAGGATCACTGAAGTCAACCCGATGCACTATCCCCTGATGCTATTCAGTCGGTTTGTTGACCCGAACCGCTTCGATCTCCCGGATGTAGACCTAGACTTTGATGATGATCTCCGGGACTATGTCCGCCAGCACCTAATCACGAGATATGGAGTTGACCGTGTTGGTAATATTGGAACCTTCACAAGATATCGTGGTAAGAATGCCATCGACGACGTTGCCCGGGTATATCAGATACCAAAGTATGACATTGCCCAGGTCAAAGACCTTCTCGTCACAAGGTCGGGTGGTGACAGCCGGTTCGATGCGAGCATCCAGGATACCCTTGAGATGTTCCCCCAGGCTAAAGAGGTCTTCGATCGCCATCCCAGGCTATACGAGAGCCTCAAGCTGGAGGGGAACTACAAAGGGTTCGGAGTCCACGCTGCAGGGCTTGTCGTGGGAGCTACGGCGCTCGTCGACTCAGTCGCAACGTATGTTAAGCATGATGTTGGCAAGAACAAAAACACGCTAGCAGTTCTCTCGGTCGACAAGTACGACGGCGAGAGCCTGGGGATGCTGAAGCTAGATGCACTATCCCTTTCCACAATGGGGATGATCCGACTAGCTATCGGCACGATAGGCATGTCCCTAGAAGAACTGTACGCTGTACCAATGGACGATGCCCCTACTCTCGCAGCCTTCCACAAAGGAGATGTGAAGGGCATCTTCCAGTTTGACGGCCGGACAATGAAGATGGTCTGTGAGCAGCTCAAGCCAGATGTGTTCATGGATCTCGCGGCCGTGAACGCATTGTCCCGGCCTGGACCATTGCATTCTGGGTCTACCGGCGACTACATCGCCATACGGTCCGGCGAGATTGAGCGTGAGTCATTGCATCCACTTGTAGATGCAATTACCGAGATGACTGAAGGCCAGATTATCTATCAAGAGCAGATCCTACAGATCTGTAGAGAGGTGGGGAAGTTCCCTTGGGTGCACGCCGCAGCGATCCGGAAGATCATATCGCAGAAGAAAGGGGAAGCGGCATTCGAATCGATGTGGATGGACTTCAAGGCTGGAGCGTCAAGTCAGAACATATCCGAAGAATTATCCAGGCGCATCTGGAACCGAATGGTCACGGCCGGTACATATGCCTTCTGCTGTACAGGGGAGACGATCGTTAAGACAGGTGGTCGTGGATCACATGGAGGAAAGGAATATGCACTAAGAGATCTGTGGGAGGCATATAACAGCAAGACCTCTCTCGGGGACAAGCTTAGGTATGGCCAGAATGGCAAGAGAATCACTCTTCAGCAATTTGATGATGATGGGAGAATCCGTCCAGCGCAATTTCTGTCTATTAAAAGATCTGATGTTAAGATGCCTGTGTATAGAGTTGAGCTGGAAAATGGCAACTCATTCAATGCAACGCTCATGCATAGGATTCTCACGACAGATGGATACCAGGAGATAGGAGATTTGGTAGCTGGGGGAACATCCATCATTTGCTGCGGTGAAAGGGAGGGGCAGATCAGATCAACCACATCGCAGAAATATAGGTCTCATGGCGGGCATATGCAAGGAGAGGGCAATCCTGCATATGTCGATGGTAGATCTATGCATCTCAAGGATGCTCAGAAACAGGTCGCACATAGATCTGGTGGATGCTGTGAGAGGTGTGGAACCTCAGGTGATGGTAAGTCTCACTCTCTTGAGTTTGCACATATGCTTTCTCTAGAGTTTAAGCAGGGTGACTACTCCCTGTATCACAATGCAAATAACATATTGCATCTGTGCAATTCCTGTCACAAGAAATTTGACTATGAGAAGGGAGAGCGAGTATCACGACACACAGTGGGCTTACCCTCAGAATCCTCTGTGGTAAATCGCGTCGTGAAGATGAAAAATCTCCAGTGGGTCTATATGCTGGAGATGAATGATGCAAACCACAACTATGTAGCAAATGGTGTTGTGCATCATAACAATGTAGCTCATTGTGTGTCGTACTCAATGTTAGGCTTCTGGGCTATGTGGCTAAAAGTTCATCACCCTCTTGCGTTCTATGCCGCCCAGCTACAGAAAGTGAAGGAGGAACGGCAACTTGAGCTCATGCGAGATATGCAGGACGAGAGGTTTGGGAGATCCTTCCCGGTGCTCCCACCAGACCCAAATCTGTCCGGACTTACTTGGGCTATTGACCCGTCTGGCAGAGGCGTCATCGCGGGCTTCACGCAGATCCCCGGGATTGGCCTTAGAACAGCAGAGGCAATCATTGAGGAACGCACAGGGAACGGAGACTTTGGGTCCTGGGCCGACATCGGCTGCGTGAAGGGAGTCGGGCCCACAACGATTACAAAGATCACTGCATTCTGCAATGCAGAAGATCCCTTCGATATCCTCAAGATCAAGAACCAGACCGCGAGGATTAAGCAGTGGCTGTCTATGGGACTGCAAGGTATCCCAATGCCTGACACTGTATCTGACACAGTGCCCTATGATAACAAGAAATCATACCATGTGATCATGGGGATTGTGAATCACCGCAACTACCAGGACATGTTTGAGGACCACAGGGCTCGCTATGGGGAAGAGCTCAATGTGGATGATGTCAAAGATCCGCACCTCAAGGACAGCATGACCATGTTCATGGAGGACGAGACCGGCCCAATCTCGGTCAAGGTCAACAGATGGACCTACCCCAAGTACAAGGCAGACCTCTGGGGTGTAATTATCGGGCACCACTACATAGTCGCCAAGGTGGTGAAGAACGCATTCTATGGTAAGAATGTCTCTGTACAAGAACTTTGGGTAATTGACCCCTGTGATGACAAGTGCACTGCATACAAGGAAACAGAGGCAACTGACTGATGGCCGGTGAAGACAAGCGCACCAGGATGCAACATAGCACTGCAGTGGGGAGGATTGAGGATCTTCTGGAAGAATGGATGTGTTCAGCAGAGGACAAAATAGCCCAGGGCAACTATGCCATGTGGGGAGTCAACAACGCAGAGCTAGATGTGCGTGATCTCCAGGTGCTTCTGGCAATTGCACGTGCTGGTTCTGGTGATCACCGTGGATTTGTGAAGATCGCTGAGGCTGCGGTGAAGGGATGGCGAGATGCAAATATCAGACAACAAGGCATTATCAACAGAATGCGAGGCCGACGGCAGGCGGCGATAGACCTCGTGGCTAAAATGGAACTCACAGCAGAACAGAAAGTCTTACTCAGAAGGGCACTGACATGAGAGAAACGCACTACACAGCCTTCATCAAGGTGGAGCGTGTTGAAAAGAATCTGGCCGTCACCAAGGAATACAACCAGACCAGCAAGCGTCAGGAGGAAATCACAACTGTCAACAACCGAGCTGTGATTGCAATTGCACAGATGAGTATCTCAGCTGCATCTCTGGAGTCGCTCGCAGACAAAATCGGCGCTCACATGGACCTCCTGGAGGACGGAGAGATGTAGTCAGGAGGCTATTTGCAGCTATAAAACAACAAAATGCCTTCGAATCGGGATATTCGCGACTCGGATCGGCGAACCGGGACTATTTAGGCGCGTCTATCTTAATCGCGACTATTCCGACTTATGTAAGCGGGACGGGCTATCACGTATGCAGAGACCTTTCGAATCTGGTGTAAAACATGCTGCAGGGACAAAAGGGATTCTATGCGGCGTATCGGGCGATACTAGGACTTCCATCTGCTTTCGGGCGCATCTAGAGAGGGCACTAAAATGACATCGAACGAGATCGAGAAATGGGCCGACTCTGCAATGTTCAAGGCGGAATCGATCGACGCATCTGCAGTCGACAAGCCCCGGGCCTATCTGATCTGGATGACTCCAGACCCCCTAGGAGCTGCAGCTGCCCTCAATTCCATGTACATTGGGGCGGTAAAACGGTCCCTCAGCGACGTCACTCGTGCTGAGAGAGCAGTCCTGCTAGAAGACATGGGCCTTACTGCATTGAAGACGCCTTTGGAGGCTATCAAACTCCATATTCTCTTCGAAGGCGTGACCCGGGCCTTCACACATCAGCTGGTAAGAAACCGGACTTCTGCATATGCACAGGAGTCAATGCGGTTTGCTGTGGTTGGACAGGATGCAGATATCCCGGTTTCCCTCCCACCCTCCCTCGCAGGCACTATGAGTGAGGACGACATTGATGTCGATGTGGATGAGATGTCCAAGGAGCAGAGACAACGTCTAGTCTGGGATGACGCAAGAATTCGCATCCAGAATGCATACCGGCGGCTCGTTGATACCGGGATGCCTGCAGAGGACGCCCGGGGACTGCTGCCGACCAATATCAAGACCAGAATCAACATGGTTACAGACCTCAGGACCTTGATTGATATTGCCGGGGTGCGGCTCTGCACACAGGCGCAATTCGAGTGGCGCTCGGTCTTCACCGATCTCGCCGCAGCCATCCACGACTACGCCCCACATGGCGCCACTATCGAAGCAATGACGCAGCCGAGCCGAGTCTATGACCCGATCCTCACAGACGCATTGCGGCATATGGACCTCATGGATGCCTGGCAGTTCCAGGCGATTGCGAAGGTCTTCCGGCCGATCTGCTACAACACGGGGAAGTGCGAATTCAAGGCAACGGCCGACCGCTCCTGCACAATCAGGAATAGAGTCGACGCCAACGCGGCGCTTGGGCGGCCGTCGTCGGAATGGCACAGGGACCTGCTCACGCCTCCCGAGGATGGGCCATTCCTGGGGCGCATGGACAACATCGAAGCAATTAACCCTGTCGAGTGGATGCTCGACCCGACCGCAGCGAGGTAGACATGGTAAGGCAGATCAAAGGCCCTTCTCCATCAGAAGTGATCCGCATTGTGGGCTCTCGCCCACAAGCTTGGGCGGACCAAGAGAACACATCGTACGGCTCTCCCCTGGAGCCCCCAGTGGCGCTCGATCTCTCGGCGCTCTCCCTTATACGGAAGAAACCGAGACGGATCTTCGGCCGGAAGCGCTAGGAGCCGTTCTAAGCGCCTAAACCCCTAGACCCTTCCCGAGGGACCGGGACGGGGTTTTAGGCCGGGAGAATCGAAGCTAGGGCCGTTTCCGGGGCGGTTCCGGGGCGGTCCTAGCTTCCCGATCGAGGAAAACGACCCTGACGGAGGTTCGATGAGTTATTCAGAGCTGTTTTCAGGTGAGGAAATCTGGCTCGGTCCAGACTGTGCGCCGGGGTGGATCTCCCCGTATTTGAAAGTCCTGCACACAGTGGAGATGGAGGGACAAGCAGAGCGTGATCTGCTTGAGACGCCTATAACCAATCTTGTGGTTGACAGGGATGCAATGCTGGAGGGGGTCTGGGGGATTGAGAAGGGCTGGAGCGCTCTGGCTGTGATGGCTATGAACATCGGAGAGCTTCTGTCGATTTGTGATCCTGGGTATAAGGGAATCAACCTGCTGGAAGCAGACCAGCTGGTTGTGCGGAATGATGATTGGTCTGTTAAGTCGACTCACTACCGCGTCCTCTGGAAGGGCGCAGACGTGGATGGTATCTAGTGCTCGCTCTTATGCCAAGGCCGACTGTCTACAACAAGGACGATGGGGCGTGGGATCTCAATGATCAGGAATGGGAAATGCAATTCTGGCCGAGGATTATCTTTGCGGATTGCGGTACTGCTACTGGGGTTGCTGTTGTCTGGTTCCACCCCACCCGTCTCATGGACCTACAGAAGGCAAGCACAAGGGCAATCCTGGCCACGTGGACGAGTTATGCAGGTGGGGAAGAAAATGGGCAGGCACAGGAAATCCTGCGGCTTTGTAGGGGACTTGGTGGCCCTGCAGGACTTTGTGTTGGGCTGGAAAAGTTCACGGTCCAGAAGATTGGTAAAGAAGAGACCTTCCTATCCTCACCCAGAATTGCGTCGAAAATTGAATTTGGTCTCTGGTCCGGCATCCGAGATCACGATGACGTCGTCCGGCGTCGGGCAGCGATATGGCAGAATCCATCTGACATCAAGAAGGGTGCAGAAGGGGATAGCCGCCTGAAGGTGCTGGGATTGTACAAGCCAGGACCAGACCATATCAATGACGCCATGAAGCACGCGCTGCTTCACCTAGGCCGGGTTAGGAATGGCGGGCTCGGGACATTCGAGCGACTCTATGGATGGGATGAGGGCTGGAAGGATGCTTAGGAGGTTGGCCCGGGTCCGGAGGTGGACTGGCGGGGTAGGACCCCTTCTATCTCTCTCTATCTCTATATCTCTGGTGATGTCTCTCTGCAGTACTCTATTTATACCAGGGAGGGGACTGCTTACTTTACTACTGCAGTAAAAAAATTGACATTACAGTAATCCAGCGCTATAGAGAGATAGAAGGGGTTAGGTCGAAGCGGTCCACCTCCGGTACCGGGTATAGTAGGGCGTATGATAACAGATCATGACGAAAGGGCTGCAATCCTCCTTGATGAGTTGCTTAGGGGGAGAGCGCAGAGGCTTAAGGATGTAAAGGATGTATTTGAGCGAGAAGGCATCTGGGGTTGTGTGGATCATATTCGCCGGTATCCTGGTGCGTCAATAACAAGGATTAAGATCGCTGGGGATATTTGGGTATACAAGAATAGCAAACAGAAGCTTCGGATTAAGCAAAATGCAGCAGCATTGAGAATCCTGAATGAGTATCTACAAGTATCAGAAGACTCTCCGGTGCCTCTGCCTATTAGCTTCTTCAAAGAGGCAAAGAATTTTAGATCACAGAATATTGGGTCTATCGACAAAGTGGCTAGAGAGATGGGACTGTACATAGTTGGAGGCGAATGGCAGGGGACTAGATACCTGAGAGGCGGCACATTGCAGTATTGTGGAGAGGAGCTGATGCCAGAAGATAGGCAATGGATGCTTAAAGAATTCAAATGGATGATAGAAGAGAGTGGGTGGAGTCTGGGAGAAATAGATCCTGAAGAGATCTGGGATAAATATGAGGTGGTGTTTTCCCTGAGAGTCAATGAAGCACAGGTTAGAAGATGGGTCACGATAGTTAATGGAAGGAAGGACATCGACGTGTTTTTGTCGATAGAATCAATACATGGCTACTGATGATGAGAGTGAGTACGGTGGGGTATCTGGAGTTATCCAGCCCGCTGCCAAGGGACACGCCGCGCTATCGGCGCAAGAGAAGCGATTTGTCAACGCTGTATTCCGGAAGCGTATGGCCGGAATCGACGTAACTCTCCCTCCCGATGATCTACATCGGCCAGCGGTAGATGAGGTCCTCGCCGATCTCCCGGTCCGCACCGCAGGACGTATTCCATCCGAAGCAGAGGGCGAGAATGTCTCTTGACAATGACTTCACAATAGTACGCAATCACTTCTGTCCAAGATGCCATGCCTTACCAGGGTCCCCATGTACCAATAAGAGAGGAAGGGTTTGTGACTATCATGAAGATCGCAACCAGCTGGTCCGAAATTTCATAACATCGCAAGAGGGGCAACGCCTCTTACGCTTGCTTAGGGCTAGTGGAAGGGTCGGCTATGAAGATTGTTAAGTTCCAGGGGTCTGTGATTGGCTTCAGGATTGGAAAGAGGTGGTTTCTGTTTGATGAGTTGACAGCGCGGGCGATCAAGAGATCTAAGGCTTGGGGCCCAAGGCTATGACTGAGGCACAATTCATGTACTGTCTAGTTGGGGCCTGTGTGCTCTGGTTTGTGGTGGCGCTGCTATGATTGTGCACATCCCGTACGATGTGATGAAGAGTGCAATCAAGTACATGCAGGAAGATTTGACAACTGAACAGATCGGGTTCTTTGGTATGGTGCCAAACATCGAAGGCGATGCCTTCTCTGTTGATTGGTATCCTGCCGACAATGTTTCCCCGACCCCCGCAGACAGTGCGGAGATTGAGGCGACGTGGATTGCTGAATTGATTCTCAACTCCGCAGTGCATCCCATTGCGATGATGCATTCGCACCCGTCCGGGCAGTATGTGCCGAGTGATCATCCAGGTGGAGACTATGACCAGTTTCCATCGATGTATGTGGATGTTGCGTTTATCTGGGTGGCGCAGTATCCCGACCAGGTGACGCAGTATACGGCGACCCAGGAACTACACGTGATTGATATTGATGAGGTGCTTGTGCATGTTCAATGAAGAGCGGGTTGTGGTTGCGCCGAATACCAAGCCTGGATATCTGACGCTGGCCGATTTGCGGACGATCAGGATTGGGACTACAAGGTTGAGACCAAGGGATTCTGGTATCAAGAAGATCACGCTATTCCCCAGTACTGGGGCAAAGGGCTAGTCCTAAAGGACTAGAGAGGAAAATCATGGTGCAGAAGAGGGGGCCGAAACCTGTTCCTAAGTCACGGACCTCAGGGCTCGCTAAGTTACAAGCTGTTCCCACCAGATATCAGCAATATGTTGATGGATCTTTGACTGCAGCAGATCTCACTCTGGATGAGCTTACGCGCGGTAAGTTGATGGATAGAAACGGGAATTTCTCTGGTCAATATCCTGCAATTATGCCCTCTGGATTACAGTCAGCGATGATCCGAGAGCTACAAAAGCGCATGAATGATCGCTTCCGAAATCATGCCTTTGATGCGATTGATAAAATCGTTGAAGTCATGGAAACCGGTGAGGGAGAACAGGTTTCGCAATTTCAGAAGCGCGGGACCGGCCAATTCAAGGCTGCGCAATATATTGTCGAGCGGATTATCGGCAAGATTCCCAACGAGATGAACATCAACCAGAACACAACTGTCTGGGAAGGGGTGCAGGAAAGCCAAGGGCTGTTCGTTGATGTTGAAGTTGACGAGATAATCCCCTACCAAGAGGAGCCTGTAAGTGAGCAAGAACAGCCACGCCGTAGAGGCCCCAGAACGCAGCCAAAAGCGCGTAGAAATCCGCGAGGCGCAGAGGACTAAAGACCGCTGGATTAACACTCTGCACATCAAGCTAAAACCTGGATTATTCACTAAATTGAAAGAGGGTGCACACGCAAAAGACGTCTCAATAAACGTCTGGACTAAGGCAATTATCATGGAATTCACTGGTATGCACCCGGGAATTACTGGCCTATCTGCAGCAGAAATTAAGGCAATAATCCGTGGCGATGTCTGAGGGGCCGGACCCCACCGTATTAACGACTGAACAGCTCCTGCGTGAGGTTGAACGGGTCAAAGAACTGATGATATCTGAGCTCAAAGGCATGAATGCTGTGTTTGAAGAGCGGTTTAACTCCATAGGAACACAGCTTGCTCTGATAGAAAGACAGCGAATAGAGCAGAAAGAGGACACTGCAACTGCTGTGCAGGCAGCTCTTAGTGCTGCAAAAGAGGCTGTCAAGGAGCAGACAACTGCTTCTGAGAAGTCGATTACCAAGACTGAAACGGCCACCAGTGAGCAATTAAGGCAGCTCTCTACCACCTTCACAACTGCACAGGATGCGGTTGCTGACAAGGTCGACGACATTAAGACCAGAGTAGAGCGCATTGAGAACCTAAAACAGGGCAGCAAAGATGCAGTGACAGGTGCACAAGCAGGCATTGCGCTGCTGCTCGCGCTTCTGGCAATAGCGGGTATCCTCGCTGGGACGGGGGTATTTACTAGATAGAGAGGCCATGTCGTGAATTATTGGGACGTCGGGGCACGTGCTTGGTTGCTGGTGGCAATCATAACGTGCTGTCCCTGGGACCTGCTGCCAGCAGCAGTGATGGGGTGGATGCTGTATGACAGAGGATGAAGTGGCGATTCTGGCTCAATTCAAAGAGTCAGGGCGCTGGGAGTATCATGCTGGTTCATTTGGCGGGATGCTGATGGGCCCAGAAATCCTTGCAATGACGCAAGAGGAACGTGATGCCATGGTGCGAATGATCCGCTATGGATGGAAGATGCTGGAGGACCACTCATGGTTCAAGGCATTCAAGCAGAAAGGGAAGACATGAAAGACCATACAATGTTCCTGGGGTCAATGGTAGCGACGTTTGGCCTACTCTTCACCGCAGCCAGCTGTGCAATGCCAAGCAGCGATGCAAATGGCAAGCACACAGAGACAGTGACGGTTGCTGTGCCAACAGGAAGCACAACAGGAAGCACAACAACAAGCACAACAACAAGCAGCAAAGCCAAGGTGCCTGCCAAGGTTGTAGTGGGCTATGGTCAGGGCACCTATCTGATCCCAGAAGACATGAAGCCAGGGGTATATCGGAGCAAGGGCGGCGACCTGTGCTACTGGGAGCGGCAGCGTGATGGGGAGGGCGGCCTGAACAGCATTATCTCCAATGATGCCAGCAGTGGGCCGCAGGTGGTCACTATCAAGAAAACAGACTGGGCCTTCAAAACGTCTGGCTGCTCAAGGTGGGTGCTGAAGAAATGAGCTTCATCCGAGTCACCAAGCACACGCCTGAACATGGTATGCGTGAATACTACATCGACATTGACCAGATCGCCATGGTGAACACAGGCCAGATGGCAGAGCATGATCCAGACATCACTGTGAAGCAGCAGCCACGGCGCGCGGATGAGGGCGTGATCTGGCTTAAGGGCAGCCAGGTGTTCGTGGCCTGTGACCAAACAACCACCCAGATCATGCAAATGCTCGATGGCCTAAAGAGGGCAGCAAAATGATGCTATCATGTCACGGCACTATCCAGGAGAACGGCGAGCCCTACACCATCAGGCAGTGCATCGGGGAGGCGGTCGGCCTTGCCAGCATGTGCTGGAAACCAGCGCCGGACGCAGTGTTTGATAGCGAGATGGCCAGCAGGATCGTGGATGAGGTGCTCGCCAATATCGACGCCTACGTCGACGAGAGAATCCAGCAGCACAAAGAGTCGCAGATAGCAAAGGCTGAAGCTACTGCGATGCGGCCCGGCCAGGAGAACGTCATGACGCCGCCGCGAGACAGCAATTACGGGAACCCGTCCCCCATCCACCGCAGGCACCGCGACGATCCCGGCTACGAGGACAAGCCCACAATTAACCGTGCTGTTGCGCACCCAGTAGAGACCTGCACCTGTGCGCTCTGCACAAAGTCCCGCAACGGCTACTCGGGCATCCCAATGGACGGTGACCGGCGCGATGCGATTGAAATGGAGAATCTCACAGAGCCGTTTCCTGTGCCGCCGATGTACAAGTGCGATGACTGCGGTGCGCAATATGACGCGCGCACGCAGTACATTAGCTGCCCGCATGATGATCATCCCCTCCTCAAGCGACGCCCGATTAAGGACAACCCACAGGCATGATCCCCAGGGGAACAGAAGAGAAACCACTTTATGCAAAGGTAAAGCAGGAGCCTGGGCACCTATTCATGGTAACAGTAGATGCGGGCTGGATGTCTACTGTTTTGTGCAGTGACATGTATGAGCATGTCGCCGATTGGCTTGTGGAACAACTACAAGGGAAGCCATTCCCGGTAAGCTAGAGATGTGCGGGGGCCAGGGCGAGTTCTGACTGGGATGCAGGCCTGGCCCCCATGGAGATTGGAGCAATATGTCATACGCATTTCAGGTTCGCAAGGAAGACGACAAGCTGGTAATCGACCTGGCTGGGGCGCAGCTAGAGCAGGTCCTGAAGCAGATCCCGGACGGCGCTATCTACATTATCAGTGGCCACACACCTGGCCCGGAAACGTCCTCTGTCTCGCACCTACAGGTGAATCTGCTGGTTTCGTTGAAAAAGGACCCCGGGGCTGCCTATGGCACCCAGAAGCTCATAGCGTCGGCGGCTGCGTCCTATAACACAGAGGGGTAATGGCAGGCCGGAAATGTGGGCCTGTCTACTACCCGGTAGCAGACCCCTGCAAGAGAGTTATTCCTGCATTGAGGTGGGTGCGATGGTTATTGTCCTGATACGGATCTACCAGCGCTGGTTCTCCCGCTTCACCCCCAAATGTCAGCAGAATCCCAGCTGTAGCGAATATGCTAAGCAGATGATTAGGCGCTATGGATGGCGTGCTGGATTGCTGTTAACAATAGACAGAATGGAAGTGCCCCATGCTGCAGCCGGAGTACGACAATGTCCTGAAGGATGTTACTACTGCGCTGAAGAAATACCTCACGACAGACGGCCACCCTCAACCCTCTACGGCCCTTACTATCAAAGCCCTTGGGATGAATGGGCAGATTGAGCTCAGCTGGGTTACTGACCCGCTGCGGACCGTCCTCTCGCAGACTACCGGCCGTGACGGCGTGGATGCGAATGGCTTTGGAGTCTGGACTGGACCAGAGTCCGTCAACATCCGCAAGCGCGTGTTCTTGAATCTTGTCAACGGCACGAAGTACAATGTCAAGGTGACTGTCGTCTATACCGACGGCACCAGCGATACAGTGACAGGGGTGGCTACACCCCTGGCAGTTGTAGTGATTCCACCGGTCGACCCGCCTACCAATACCGGAGACCGGCGCATTCCACTCGTAGGTGTGAGTGGTCTGAAGTTCAACTCTCTGATATTCAAGGGCGGCTCTCCGAATCTGGCCCGTCTGAAGGCCGCCGGGACATTCCGTGGCCGGGCCTATGATGGGGAAATGTTCTTCCTGAGCCGGGGCAGCTGGTCAGATTTCCAGAGTAGCTGGGGCGATAGCAAGCTCATGCTGGATGCCGGGCTTCTGGTTGTTGCGCGTATGCCGCATGCGCCCGAAGGCCTGGGTAAGAACATCAACCAGGACGGCTTTGTGAATAAGTTCGCCGCTGAGCAGAGAGCGTTCGGGGCTTGGCTGGTTAAGTCCGGAATGAACAAGCCAAACCTGGTCCTGTCTGTTGACTGGGAGTTCAATGGGGATTGGTATAACTGGTCTGGTAACTATGGTGGGCCGCTCAACCTGAAAATCGCAATTGCCAATTTCGTTGTGAATGTCAGGTTGGGTGGTGCTACTGAGGTCAAGTTTGATATGTGCATGAACAAGGGGCCCAGCCAGACCGGACATGATCTGGACTGCTTCCCTGGAGAGGCATATATCGACTCGCTCTCTGTCGACTGGTATGACCAGTGGAATCCCATCTTTACCCCTGGAGATATGGCGCGCGAGTTGGCTAAGTCCCCCTCTCCGCAGTCAATTCGGGACTTCGTGCGCAAGGACGGCAAGGGGGTGATGCATGGATTGAGCGAGGGCGGAAACACCAACCCGAAGGATGCCAATCACGGGGGTGCAAACCCTGCGTACTGGGAGAATGTTGGGGCTTGGTACAATGATCCGAAGAACAACGTGGACTGCAGCTGGCACGTTACGTACGACCATGCGGGCGATCCCCCGACGCTACATCATGAGCTGGCTTACAATGCTGCGGCTCTGTCGTCCTACAAGAAGTATTTTGGAGATGCTGGCTGAGTACTCAGACAAGCCAGATTTCCCAGAGCGTTGAGGGGTATTCTAGCCATCGTCATTGGGATAGCCACGGCCGAGGTTGTCTTGTTATATTACTGCGTGAGATACGGGAGGCAAAAATAAGATGTTGCGCGTCGCTCTGGCTGTGTTGCGCCATGTAGTACCGCATAACGCCAAGGGATATCCCCGGTTTGAGAATCAGGTGCAATCATGTGATGATTGCGACTCTCAATGGGTCGCAGAGTTCTGCTCTCTTACCGGGTATTTAGAATGGCGCAAGATCGCCTAGCGGCGTTGGCATCGCATTGCGGTGCCAGGCTATACTTACCGTATGGCCGGGACAAGAGCATATGTTCGTGGGTCTAACGGCCGGTTCGCCGGTAAGGGTCCAGGGACTCAGGTAACTCAAGGTAGGGCAGGAGGGTTCGCAAACGGAGCCTTTCGAGCCCGAGTGGCGCAAGGACGTTTGGCCGGTGTCAGATCCCCCAGCGGGAAGGCACCGGCCTCTCGCGGTTCTAGAGTCAAGCGCACCATCAGCGCTGCAGCGCACAATAGGAAGGTACAGGCTGTAGCTCTAGCGAGCGCGGGTGGCCTCGCAGCCCACAAGATCTCAAAGCAGCCAGGTATTGTACCGACTGTGAAGAAACTAGCTGCAGCCGCAACAGGCGGCGGCACCAAGAAGAGGAGCTGACATGGCTACTGCAAGCAGCGATGACGTGGCCGGCACGCAGGTGTCGGGCTCAACCAACATTACAGGCGGCACCGATCACATCAATGGGGCCGTTGCGACGTTCGCCGATGACATCGCCAGCATCAATGCGGCCCGACAGAACGCCCTTACAATCCCAGACGACAAGGGCAAGAAGAATGGCTACTGGGGCAAGATCGTGGGAGGCAAGACAACTGATGGAGGGTTCTAACATGCCAAATACATTTGGCATCGCCTTCACTGCGGACGCTACGGTGATTAAGGCCAAGGACATTCCCAAGAAGGCAAAGCGCGGCCCGGTCTCCTCTGCGCAGGGCCAAGACCAAGACACCAATATTGAACCACGCCAAGAAGAGGACAAGTAAATGACTGTAGGCATTGCGGCCGCATCGGCCAACAGCGCCCTAAATACCCTGATGGATAGCAGCTTCATAAAGCTGCACACCGGAGATCCAACTTCAGCAGGAGCCGGTGCTCCATCTGGTGAGACCACACGTAAGGCTGCGACCTTCAACACTGCTTCGGCCGGGAGCAAGACTCTCAACGGCGCGCTGACTTGGACGTCTTGGCTGGTTGGAAACAACGGCGAAGTCATCAGTCATATCTCTGCTTGGTCTGCGTCCACTGCAGGCACATTCTGGTTCTCGGCCGCCCTCACGACTGCCAAGACCATGAATACCGGCGATACGCTCTCTCTCAACAGCATCACTGGTTCAATCACACCAATCGCAGCATGAGCAAGGTCGGGCAGCTTAAGGTGCTTGTTACTGCTCCAGGGTTGTCGGGGCAAGCCTCAAGCCAGGGTCTATTCCTCACACATCGAGTATATCTCCCTGTTGGTGCTAATCTATTGGGAGTTCCTTGGTGCTCAGTAATGGCACACTGGGAGAATGAGGAGGGGCAGACCCTAGATGATTATGGCTTCTGGACTCCAAGTTCATTCGAGGATAATGCTGCACCCAACCTGAATGATCCAAATCTGAATCAAATTAATCTTTGGTTTAGGTTTCTATCGGCTCCTGGGAATGGATCTAATCCCAGGGCTGATGGATCATTTGTGGTGGCATACTTCACCGACTGATGTCTTGGGGGCGCAAGGCCCGCCCCCAAGCAGTCGTTTGTAAACTATTGAGAGGCAGCAATGACTGTCACATTTGGAGCAGCAGGAGCAACTGCTAGCTCCACGACAACGACCATTAGCCCCTCATACTCTGCTCTTGGGACTATCTCTGCGGGCGATCTATTGATATGCTGGGTTGGCATGAAGCCCAGCACTGCAAATAGTGGGAGCGCCACTGCCCCAACAGGATATAGCCTGATTCGCAAAGTTACTGGCATGGGTGGTTTTGGCGCCACTCTCGGCTCTGGAACAGGGAACACAAATCTATTCTGCTTTGCAAAAGTCGCAGATGGCACTGAGACCGGTACAATATCAATCACGCTAGCTACCAATAACGTTTCTTGGGCAGCAATAGATAGGTATGCAAAGACCCTAACAGATTGGACTGTAGACTGGGCTGACGGAGAAGATGCATCTCCTACTGGAAACACATCTATAGCACTCGGACAGAATCCAGGAATAACTGCTGGTGATTTCGTTGCTTCTGCTATGTGTATCCCCTCGAACTCAAACTCAGGCGCGTTCTTCAGTGCTGAGGCAATAACAGCTACAGGACTAAGTGGTCAAACCACAACTGAGATTGCAGAATGCCCTGTTGCATCAGGGAATCTCATTAGCGGCGTCAGGACGAGAACATCTGGATTCACTGGAACTGCGACGTCCGTCCCGACCTTCACAGCAACAGTAGCAACAGTTGCAAACGGTCGCGGCCCAATAATTGCAATTAGAATTCGTGAGATCACTCCAGGGTCTGGCCCTACATTCCTGAACTGGACCGACACCCAAGCGCAAAGCTCTGGTAGCGCTACTGTCGCGAAGCCTTTGGGTACTAAGTCTGGGCAGCTCTTAGTCTTTATGGAGGGCTACGACAATGACGGGGTTGGGCCGCCCACAACACCGTCAGGGTTCACGTTTGCAGGAGGATATAGCAATGGCGGCGCTGTACAGATGCAGACTGCGATCTTCTATAAGGTAGCAGGAGGCAGCGAGCCTGACACTTATGCATGGACCGGCCTATCTGGGGCGCAGAGCAATGCAATTCTGATGAACATTGCTAATGCGACTACCATTAGTGCAATTGCAAGCACATTGACGTCAACAGGCAGCCCACAAACGAACTTCCCAGCCCCCACACAAACCATTGCTGCTGTTGGGCAGATGTATGTTGGATTCTGGAATTACGTGACTGGAGGCGGTGCAACCGCGAGCGCACCGCCCAGCACAATGACTCCAATCGGACGTCGTGGGAATCTTGTTGAGACAACCTTCTCCTGGTCTGTTGCTGGGGTAGAGGTGCCCGGCTCTACCGGCGCCACTGGCACTCGCACCATGGTGTGTACCCCTGGTATCGGCGATGGGGAAGATACAGTAGGCACTAGCTTCCTGATATCTGGCACCACAACGCAGAATGCAGACAGCACGCCGACCCTTACCCTTGCAATTACCGCTGCTGCTACAGAGCTAAAGCAGGCCGACTCGACCGAAGCCCTCACACTAGCAATTACAGCAGCGGCTACTGAGATAAAGCAAGCAGATAGCGCGCGATCCCTGACCCTAGCCCTCACCGCAGACGCTGTAGACATCTCGCAAGCTGCATCTGCTATTGCCCTAGCCTTTACAGGAGCTGCAAGTGCCTCAATTGCAAGGCAAGCTGCTGCATCCCAGAACTTCGCAATTGGCATTACGGCTGCTGTCACTAGCACTCATGCTGCTGATAGCAGTATTGGGCTATCGCTGGCTCTATCCTCTGCGGCATCTATACTTAGGCAGAGTGCTAGCGCCCTGGCGCTATCACTCGGACTTACAGCAAGCGCAACGGAGATCAAGAATACAGACGCTTCGGCCGCCCTCTCGCTATCTCTGACAGCAAGTGCGAGCGTCACAAGAGTTGCATTTGCAACTATTGCGCTGAGCTTCGGCGTTATTGCGGATCTGGGCGGAACACAGACTGCGCTTAGCGCGCTAGCGATGTCCCTTCCTCTCACCGCAGACGCCACCAGGATAGAGCAAGCAGCTACAGCATTGGCCCTCTCTTGGGGCATTGTGGCAGATGCTACAGAAGTAAAGCAGGCCAGCACTAACAACCTAGGATTGGCCCTAGCCCTCTCCGCAGTAGCCACGAATATTCCGTCTGGGGGCGGGCAGATATCCCTAGGTATTGCGCTACAAGCCTCTGCTACGGTGTCAAGGGTTGCAAATGCAAACCTTGCATTAACGGCCCCCTTCTCCGCAGGCGCAGTGCGTACTTTGATCGGCGATGCTGCATTTGAATTGATGCTAGATCTGGTGGCTGCAGGCAGCGCAAGCAGCATTGAGGATATCCTCACATCCAGGGTAGGATTAAGACTGCCGTCGCTAGTCGGCCGGGTGAGTGTTGCGCTGCCTGACGACATCATATAGGAGTTGATATGCTGTTTCCATTGGTACAGCAAATTGGTGATCCTCTGCAGGTATTCAAGATGAACGTTAGGCGCAAGTCTAAGCAGATTCTGATCATTGATTGGTTTGATGACAAGGAGCTGCTTGACCCAGGGGTAGAGATCGACGGCCTCCAGATGACCATTGTGATCGGAGAGCGTGAGACTCCCACAGCAGAATGGGCTACTACTGCAGTAAGCAATACGACGACCTGGGATATCTCAGAGATTATGTCTGATCTGGACTTCTCTCGATACCACGGCTCCATAGTGCTGCGTGGGAGCGACATGTCAGAAAGCATTGTGCTTAAGCTGGATGTTGTCGTAGACCCGTCTTGGGATTAGCAATGGCTAAAGTCCTGAGCATGAGGAAGATCTTTGAGTCAGTCGAGTATGAACCGCATATTGTGCAGAGGAGTATCCATGCCGCAGCAAGACACTCCCGCTTCAGAGTTGTTTGCGCGGGTCGTAGAACAGGGAAGAGCACTCTCGGAGGGCATGAGCTTACAGCGAAGGCTATTGCCGCTTTTTACCGCAAAGATCTCGATGCTTATACGCACCGCTCCGAGCACTGGATCGTTGGCCCTGAATATACCGACGCCGAAAAGGAATTCAGAGTTTTCTGGGGAGACCTACAGCGATTGGGAATCCCACTTGACCGACCAGGAAGCTATTACGACCCCATCGGCGGCAATATGCACGTTAAGTTATGGGGCGGTAAGTTCCAGGTACATTGCAAGTCTGCGAAATACCCTGGCACCCTTGTTGGAGAGGGACTAGAGTCAGTCATCCTGGCTGAGGCTGCAAAGCTTAAGCCAGTGGTGTGGTCGAAGTATCTCCGTCCCACCCTCGCAGACTATCGCGGGGATGCTCTCATGACGTCCACACCCGAGGGAAAGAACTGGTTCTATGAGATGTGGCAGGTGGGGCAGGCTCAGAGGTCTGGGTTTTGGTCTATTAGGATGCCTAGTTGGGCCAACAATATTGTCTTTCCTGAAGGACGATATGATCCTGAGATTATTTCAATGGCCGAGGGAATTACAGAAGAGAAGTTTAAGCAGGAGATCGGTGCAGAGTTTACAGAGTTTGTTGGTAGGGTATTCAAGGACTTTGACGAAGAGAGCCACGTCGCAGATCGTGGTTTTGATCCGCGTTGGCCTGTATACGTTTGTACTGACTACGGGTTTACAAACCCCAATGTTGCCTTATTCGTACAGACGGATGTTTGGGACAATGTTTGGGTTTGTGGAGAGTACTACCGAACCAATCGCACCCCTGAAGAATTCGCCAGAGATGTCTTGGAGGAGCCCACTCTAGCCCGGATGCTGCCTTACGTACGGACTTTATACCCAGACCCTGAAGACCCCGGGGCCAGCGCGACGCTCGCGGACAAATGGAATGTGCAGATTGCGGGGAATACCGGTGGCCCGCTGAAGGATAGGCTGGATCTGATTCGGAGATGGACTGGAATTGGGCCTCAGTTCATTGAATTTGAGAAAGAACACCCAGACTGGAAGCCGAAATTGATGTTTGACAGGAGCTGCGTCAACTCAATTCGGGAATTCCAGGACTATCGCTACCCAGAAAGCAAGAGCGAAGTCAATGGGCAGGAGAATCCGCTCAAGAAAGACGACCATACGCCAGAAGCGCTAGGCCGATTCTTCGGTGGGCACTATGGGCACACTGTTTCGGGCAATAAGGCCCGTCAGAGACTCGCAAAGGTAAGGTAGGGGAATGGCAGACGACAGTCTTACAGGACAGTATTCGGTAGTTGCGCCGTTCCTGACGGCATATGTGCCCTCTTGGCTGTCCGGAGATACCTTCAATGGTCTCCGGATTGCGTCTTATACGTTCTATGAGGCTCTTTACTGGAACGATGCTGGCGGCTTCAAGATGACGCTGCGGGGAGACGAAGAATTCCCTGTATATATTCCCAGCGCACGCCGCATTATCAACACATTCAACAGGTACGTAGCGCGCGGCATGAAGCCAGAGATTACGGCACAACAAGACGCGACTGCCCTCGCCGCAGCCTCTGCATTTGATATCCTGTTTAAGCGCGAGCGGTTCCTGTCTCTCTTCAAGCAGTCAAAGAAGATGGGACTAATCCGGGGTGATTTCATCCTGGGTCTGTTTGCAGACCCATTGAAGGCGCAGGGCTCGCGGATCTCGATCCAGGATATCCACCCGTCCCGGTACTTCCCGATTCCTGATCCTGATAACATCAATCAGCTGACTGGACAGCAATTGATAGAACAGGTTAAGATCGGGGATAAGTTCTACATCCATGTTCAGTCTTGGTACAAGTCCAGCAATCCAGTGCATCCGAACTACAACCCTGGGGTTGCGGAGTCCCAGCCCCTCCCTATTGCCTATGAGGATGTGACGTATGAGCAGGAAAACTTCAATGACCCGCTCAAACGGAAGACGTTCAGTAATCCGGCTACAGATGTTGCTCTTGACACCCTTGATGGCATCATTACTCTGCCTCTGTACCATTTCGGGAACGACAGAGCCAGTGATGCGATCTACGGCACAAGCGAACTCAAAGGACTTGAAAGAATCTTCCTTGCGATCAACCAGACTGGTACTGACGAAGATGTCGCCATTGCGATGGCGGGTCTTGGTTTGTACAAGTCTGATTCCACCCCTGTTGACGTGGACGGCAAGATCACTGACTGGGTACTCGGCCCGAAGCGTGTTGTTGAGATTCCGCGTGGCGGGATCTTTGACAGGGTGTCCGGCGTGGCATCTGTTGAGCCGTCTCAAGGCCACATGAATTGGCTCCAGGGACAGGCCGAATCCGTTCTTGGGATTAGCGATGTCGCACTGGGTCAGGTAGACGTCTCGGTTGCAGAGTCTGGAATTGCACTAGCGCTGCGAATGGGTCCACTGTTAGATGCGAGTGATGAGCGGGATGCAGATATCACTGATATCCTGACGCAGATGTTCCATGATCTCAAGCAGTGGTTGCTGGTTTATGAAAAGTTGAACCTGGGCGACGACATTACCGGCGCAGTGATCATGCCAGTATACGGCGACAAGCTGCCTACCGACCGTAGCGGCGAGATGGACCGGCTCAAGCAGCTGTTCCAGGATGGCGTTATTCCTGTGCAGACGTACTGGGCCATGTTGCGCAAGCTCGGGCTTGAGCTTCCCACAGACCAGGAGATGACCAAGCTATTTGCAGATGCTGGAGATATCCTTGATCCGACCGGCGCACGTCTCGCCGCAGAGGCTACAGGATCTGGGCCCGTCTCGGCCGCAGTAACTCCGGTTAACTAATGGCCGGTTTCGACAAGTACATCTTGAGCAAGCTGTTCATCGCAATTCCAGAGTTGCGAGTTGATGAGGCCCTGCTTTCTGTTCTTAGCAAGCAGGGCCTTGTGACGGCTGATGACTTGAAGGCGGCAGAGTTTGTTCTGGGGATTAGCAAGAGCTACGGCGAGCTAGCAGCATCTATGCGGGATAAGACCGTGATCCAGAGGATCATGCTGGTTGCACCAGAGATCATGTCTGTCCCAATGATCGACCTGCTGCGGGGATGGGGCCTTATCTCTCCTGCTCTTGGAAACTCATTGCGGATCGGACTGCGGGCAGGAAAGGTTCTCGTTCCAGGAAAGCTGAGCGATGTGGTCGAGCTAGATCGCTGGCTGGCATTGGGAAGTAGTGTGCTGTCATTCCACACTATCAACCTATTGCGGAACATCGATGAAGCCAAGATTAATCTCTTGCGGAAGAATATCGCAGCAGATAGCTCCCTTGATAAGGACGAGAAGAAAGCAGCACGGGCAGCTTTGCGAGATGTTGAGAGCCTGTCTATTCTGAGGGCAAATCGGATGCGAGCCCTCCTCTCCGCAGGCCGACTCAGTGCAGAAGCAATTGCTGCAATTAAGGATGCCACAACTGTCTGGGGTGTCTTGACGATCTTTGCAGAGACGGTCTTGTCTGACAGATTGCTGCGGGATGCGATTCGGGCCGGTGCGATCTCGCAGAAAGACTATGACCTAATCTCTGCGCTAAGCAAGCTGGGCCTGAACGTCTGGAAGAAAGGCGTGAAGAGCATTGATTATGATGCGATTCAGGCGCGGTTCCTGCTGTTATCTGAGGGAATTCTGTCTCCTGAGATGATAAACGCTCTTATTCTCTTGAATGTGATTCCTCCTGAGATGGGGCTTCTCCTCAATGCAGCAGCAAGGGGGATTCGCTCTATCACTCGCGGCGAGCTAAGCAAGTACATGAAGGGGGTCAGGATCAGGGTAGTTCCTGGAGAGTCTCCGATTAAGACCTATGCGAGGATTACCGGCGCGACTGACCGGGAGATCCTTAAGCTGCTTGCTGAAGCTAGCCAGGAGGCTCGCAAGGAAGCAGAGCGCCTAGCATCTACAGAGAAGTTTGGCCGCCTGACTCGCGCAGCGCAACAGCGGCTTATCTCCGATGCATTGAATAGGCAGATGCACGCATTGTGGGAGGGAGTCGGGCATCTGACTGTATTTGGGGAAAAGGAGGCAGCTCGCGCAGCGATCTCCTCTATGGACTTCTTGGAGGGCAACTTGTGGTCACATGTGAGCACAAAAGACCTCGAATTCCGCCGTATGCTACAAAGGGAAGCAGAGAACGGGATTGATGCATTTGTGTCTCGCCGCGAGAACCTGCTAGAGTTCAGCAAGAGGGTATACAAGAATGAAGCACTGAGCAAGGACTTGTTGAGCCGAAGGATCAACATTGGCCTCCTCCGCGGCCTGTCCCCCAAAGAACTTGCGACGTCTGTGACTAGCCTAATCAATCCTGGGGCTCCTGGCGGCGTGTCTTACAATGCCATGCGATTGGCGCGGACCGAGATTAACAATGCATTCCATTTCTCCACAATCCGGAATACTCGGGAGATGCCCTGGGTTAAGGGCTATCAGTGGAACCTCTCTGGGTCGCACCCGCACATTGATATCTGCAACACAATGGCACAGGCAAATCACGATGGAATCGGCAGGGGCGTATATAAGAAGGCAAACGTTCCGCCGAAGCCTCACCCGCAGTGCTTTTGCTATTTGACGACAGTTACCGCGTCTCCCGGGGAGTTTGAGAACGCATTCGAGAAGGGGAACTATGCCCCTTACCTCCGCAGCACAGCTAAGAATGGCGCATTTCCCGAGGTGAGTAGCTGGCATTCGGTCTACAATGACCAGGCAAAAACGGTTGCAGGGTTCGGCGCGACGGTTCTCGGTACATATGCAGTAAAGAAGCTAGGGCAGGCAGCGATTAGTCAAATCCTGTCTTAAGATATACTTGCGGGACAAGGTCACTCCAGGAGGTTTAGCAATGAAGAGCGCAAAGAGGTGGAGCCTCGATGCAATTCTGAGTGCGGGCAATGTCTATGCTAGCGATGGCGAAGATGACAAGCCTGCACCAGACGCAGATCCTACCGGTGGAACCGGGCAGGAACCAGTTATCGAATCCGGTAGTACTGGTGAAGATGACAAAGAGTTCACTCCTGAACAGCTCAAGGCGAAAGTCGCTGCGCTAAAGGAGGAAAAGGACCGCCATTTCAAGCAACGACAGGACGCTGAAAAGCGGGCGGATGAACTGCAGAAAAAGCAGGATGAGGTCGATCGCAAGGGCAAGACCGAGCTTGAAAACGCCAAGAGTGATATCGAGGCGCGGGACAAGCAGATCGAAACTCTGAATGTGACTATTCGCAGGCTCGCTGTTGAAAACGCCTTTGTTGCGTTGCCTGATGTTACATGGCACAATCCAGCTACGGCGCTCAAGCTGGTGGACCTGTCCGACGTGGAGTTTGACGCGGAAACGGGTAAGCCCAAGGATATGAAGCAGCTTGTGAAAGCTGCTAAAGCTCTGGCGGCCGATAACCCCTATCTCGTCAGGCCCAAAACCGATGCATCTGATGACGCTCCGACCGGGAAGCCGACCGGTAAGCCACCGGCCAACGGTAAGCCCAACAAGGGGCTGTCTGAGGATGATCTTCGGGCCAAATACAACATCAATCGGTAGGAAGGGCAGGTAATGGGCGCGCGCATTGATAAGACATCATCGTCTGTCGGCGTAGTCCGTGGCACCCTGAATGCTGACATTGCTAACACTGAATGGAACAAGCTCCGCGCTGTTGGTATCAACTCCAGCGGGCTGGTTGTTCTAGGTGCAGGGCAGTCTGGCATCAAGGGTATTGCGATCATCGACAGCACCAACTACCGCGCTGGCAAGCGGGTAGACATCTTCAAGCTCGGTGAGGCCATTCTCACCAGCACCGATATCCTGGTGGCCGGAACTAGCTATACGGCGAACACCACCACTGGAGTCGTCTCCTCCGCCGCAGCCTCGGGCACCCAGATTGCTATTGGGTACACGATCGAGTCCGACCGTTTCGTGATCCAGGGAGTTGGCTAGTCATGACTCTCAAGACCACGAGGTGGGGTTCTACCAGTCCAACCCTGTATATCCCGGGCGTTGCGGTTGCTTCCGCAGCCGAGCGCGGAGCCACGCTCATCAAGCTCTCCAAGCTGGGGATCTTCTCCAGCGTCGGGGCGTCTGATGTCGGCCAGGGCGGGTTCATGGCGGCCGGTGATCTGCTCACGCAGACCATCGACGGCTTCGACCTGAACACGATCTGGACTGAATTCCAGGCCGCGATTTCCCTGGTGAATGCGCAGCGGACTACTCTGACGCAGCTGCTGACCTTCCCGGTCACGGCGAATGTCGAGCGTGTAGCGCAGATTTCCCAGGCCAGCTTTGAGAAGGCGTCTGAGTACGGTGAGCCGCGCGCTCTGCGTCCTGCCGGTTCGTACTTCACTCTGGGTTACGACATCGACGACTACGACCTTGCGGCGCGGTTCACGTGGAAATTCCTGCGTGATGCTCCCCGTACGCAGGTTGAAGCGATCAACAGCATGGCCGTTGAGGCGGATAACCGCCTGATCTACAACAAGGTCATGGACTCGCTGTACAACCCGACCAACCGCATTGCCTCCATCAACGGCAGCGACGTGAACGTTTACGCGCTGTACAACAACGACGGCACTGTGCCGCCGAAGTACAAGACGAACGTGTTCGACGGCACGCACACGCACTACCTGGTTGCAGGGAACGCGCTTGTGCAGTCTGGCGACCTGGACGACATGTACGAGCACGTTCGGCACCACGGGTACTCGTTTGAGAACGGCGTCCGGCACCTGGTGTTTGTCAACCCGGCGCAGGCCAAGGTTATTCAGACGTTCCGTATTGCCACCGGCGCATCTTGGGACTTCATCCCGTCTACCGGGATGCCTGCGATGTTCCTGCCGAAGGATGTCACGATCTTCAATGGGTCTCAGGCCCCTGCGGTGATCTCTGGCATTCCTGTGGTGGGGTCGTACGGTCCCATGACAATCCTCGCTGACGACATGTTCCCGGCTGGGTACATGGCCCTGATCGCCACCGGCGGCCCGCAGAACTTGCGGAACCCGGTCGGTTTCCGGGAGCACGAAAACGCATCCTTCCGTGGGCTGCGTCTCGTCAAGGGTGCTACTCCGGACTACCCGCTGATTGACTCGTTCTACCAGCGTACGTTCGGCACTGGCATTCGGCAGCGTGGTGGATCTGTCATCATGCAGATCAAGGCATCTGGGACGTACGATATCCCAGTATTCCTGTAACATGCAGTACCTGCTGAGATTGCTTCGGGATATCCTTGTCCTGTTGACGGGAATCTCAAAGAAGCAGGATGAGCTAGGAAAGCAGAACGAACGCCTGGCTTTTGTGAACAGGCAGATCATCCGTCGTCTGAACAGAATTGAGGACATCGTGAGCGCCAATCAGGACAAGCTCGACGCCGTTGCCGCACAGCTGGACGTTGCGGCCACCGGCCTTGCGGCCGACATCCAGGCCCTGAAGGACCAGATCGCTGCTGGCACTCCCCCGGAGCAGCTCGACTTCACTGCGCTGGACGCGCGGGCCCAGGCCCTGTCCGACCTGGACGCGCAGAACCCGACCGTCTAACCAACGGTCCCAGATCGGGGAGGCAGGGGTGTCTGGCCTTGGCACCTCTGCCTCCCTTTCTACTGCACAGAAGGGAATGGTAATGGCTCGGGTTATTGATCCGGAGAGCCTTGACAAAGTCGATGTCAGGTATCTCCAGGAACGGCCTTGGATGATTGAAGAGTACGAGCGCCAGGGGCTCAAAGATCAGATGGCTGCGGTTCGCGCCGGTATGCCTTCCAAGGATGACCCCACCGACATCACTAGGGTGCATACCACCGAGATGGCGCTGGGTAACATCCCTCCGCAGATTGAATCCCCGCGCCCGGACGGCGTGACGGATGAGGAAGGCTTGGATGACGACTATGAGTCGTGGACCAAGGAAGACCTGCTTGCGGAGATCGACGCCCGCAATGAGGAAGACGGCCGCACGAATAAGCTGCCGAAGTCTGGCAGTAAGGCCGATCTGGCCCTTCGGCTGCATCAGGATGATGCTGTAGAGGCATAGTCCGAAACGGAAGGCCCGGGGCATCGCGCTCCGGGCCTTCTGCACGTCTGGGTAAAGGTAGAATATAGCTATGGCGACACAAGAGGAAGTGACTAGGCTTCGCCGACTTGCAAACTATACTGAGTCGGACCCATACGACGATGAAGACCTGGCCATCATGTTGGATGGATTGGGGAACATCAACTACGCAGCAGCAAGGCTCTGGACTGAAAAGGCTGCTGATCTCGCAACACTCGTCAACGTTTCGGAGTCTGGATCATCCAGACAGATGGGGGATGCCCACAAAAATGCACTAGCAATGGCAAAGTACTTCAAGGCTCTTGGTGATGAAGATGTCATCGAGACTCCAGTCGATATGACTCTGTACGCCCGGACTCGGGCCATAGTGAGAGAGAGCGCATAGTGAGAGAGGCAGAGTTGCAGCTACAGGCTAGCGCTACTCGTGCCTTCATTCTTGCAGATGCTGAGGACTTGACTCTGGTCCGCAGATCCAGACAGAGTGATGGGGCGGGAGGATACACTTACACAACTGGTGCTCCGCTAGCATCACAGACAGCCCGCCTCATCCCGCAGTCAGATCGGACTCTTGAGGTGACAGGTGCAGATGGTAGGTCTGCACACCCTGATTGGATCTTGCTAATGGAGCCCGGCTCTGATATGCAGAGATATGACAGGTTCGATTGGAGGGGTGATACCTGGGAGATTGCGGAACTACACCAGAAGCCCGACTATGAAATGAAGGGGGATGTTATTCGTGTCTGATGAATTCGTCATTGATGTATCCTCTGGATTTGCGCAACTGCTAATCAAGGACGGAGGGCTTAGGAGCAAGCTTCGGGACGGTTCAAAGCACGTGCTTGATGTAGCATATACGGTCGCCCAGCAGATGGCCCCTGAGTGCGAGAACTACATGAAGCAGAATGCACCATGGCAAGATCAGACCGGCGCGGCGAGATCCGGCCTTCACGCGCAAGCATTCTCTGAAGGCGACAGCGTTGGGATTGTGCTATACGGCTCGGTTCCTTATCAGATTTACCTAGAGACCCGGTTCTCTGGAGCATTTGCAATTATTCAGCCGACCATCGATGTAATGGGACCAATCGTCATGAGCCGATTCAGCCGTATGCTGGATAGATCCTGATGCGCGCGCTTGTGCTTCAGGCGATTGTAGCAAATCCTACGATCACTGCCCTCATTCCCGCAGGCAGATGGATTCAAGCAGGCTCTCTGGATGAGATGCCGGTTCGCCCGTTTGCCGTCATACGGCTCGTCGATGGGACCCAGACTGTTGTATACTCAGAACAGCCTCGATTTGAAATCTGGGTTCATGACGACAGAGGTAGCTACATCAAGATTGACCAAATCCTACGTCTGGTTAGAGAAACCCTTGTTGCCTCCGTCCCGCTGGAGGATTCCAATTCTCGCATTGTTGATATTGAATGGACCGGTAACGGTCCTGATCTCGTCGATGAGGGATACAATACAAACGCACGAACCGCCCGCTTTACCCTCACTGGAAGGAAATGAAATGCCCACGAGTAAAACCAGCCCGACTGCGGGCGAGACTGGCGGAGACCCGGAATCCACTCCCGCAGCACCTACGGTTGCGGAAACGAACTTCCCGGACTCCCTCCCTGTGGAAGATGCCGCAGAGGCTGACAAGGCCCCAGAGCGCAACAAGGGGGAGACCTGGTCTACCTGGAACGGGACGCAGCCAGGAGAGCGCATCTTGACGGTGCGGGATCTGAAAGAGCTGGGAGACAAGGAAGCAACCGAGCCTCTCCGGTGGGACAGGGAAAACCGCTGGACCCTTGAGATCTCGGATGTGCATCCGATGGTCGAGAAGTACATCGAATTCCAGGACGGCAGTTTCACAGTCGAACGGTTCTAGGGTAGAATACCTAACATGTCGGCAATCGAACTCCGCTGCGGTGGAGGTGTGCTATTTGCTATCCTCGGTGATGGAGTCATTGAGGTTAAATGCAGAGAGCGGCATCGCTGCGGGGTCCGAAGAGGAGTGGTAGTCATCCACCGCTTCTCAGCTGTCACTGGAGAACTCCTGGAGACCTTGAAGTTCAGAGATCCCAATACTCCAGATAGAAAGGAAGGTGAACAGGATGGCCTTACCGGCAGTTGCATTGCCATACGGTCTGCGTGACGTGCATCTCACTCCTGTTGCGTTTGACGGCAGCTCTCCCGGCGCGGCCGTGGATCTGCCGTACGCTCGAACCTTCACGTTCTCTGATGAAGAGGACTTTGAGGTTTTGCGAGGCGATGACTCAGAAGTCGCTTCGCATGGTAACGGCGCCACTGTGAAGTGGGAGCTGGAAGCTGGTGGTATTTCGCTTGAGGCGTATGCCGTGTTGGCCGGTGGAACCGTGACAACGACTGGTACAACTCCCAACATCAAGAAGACCTATCGCAAGCTCGGCACTGATCAGCGCCCGAGCTTCCGGGCTGAGGGTATTGCTATCTCAGAGTCCGGTGGCGATATGCACGGTGTGGTCTACAACTGCAAGGCGGATGACAAGCTGCAGGGCACCACGATGGAGGATGGGTCATTCTCCCTCATCAGCGCGAGCGGCGCAGGCCGCAAGCGGACTTCTGATGGTGCGTTGTACGACTTCATCCAGAACGAAACGGCCGTCCTGACTCAGCAGGCGACCTAACATGGCGGCGCTGGTTACGCAGCTTATCGGCTTGCCGTCGGTGCTGCCAACGTTCGCTGCTGCGACGGTGACTACCGGCGATACGGTGGTTGCAGGGAATGACACATTCGTCGTTGTCAAGAATGGTGGCGGCTCTCCAACTGCTGTCACTGTTGTTGTGCCTGGGACGGACGAGTATGGCAATGCAAAGCCCGACCTGGCTGTGTCGGTTGTCAACGGCACAGAGAGGTACATACCGCTCCGATCTGCGGGTCTGATCGACCCTACGACCGGATTGGTGACTGTCATATGCAGCCCTGTCACATCCGTGACGATCGGCGCATTCACCACGTAGTCTCTGAAAGGTGTAGACCACAAGATGGCAACCACCCCTGCTGACAAGAAGAAAAAAGTCACCTCTGCGAAGGCTTGGAAAAAGTCCAATGATTCAGAGGTGCTTGAACTCCCAAGCGAGAATGTCTGCAAGTTGAAGCGACCGGGGCTACCGGAACTCCTCGCACAAGGTCTCCTGCCAGACATGCTGTCCTCAATCGCGCAAAACGCCGTAGAGGCAGGTGAGTCTGGAAAAGCCCTGAATGTAAAGCAGATGAACAATGAATTGAGCGCTTCCTTTCGGACTCCCGCAGGCATGTTGGAGATGTTCGACGGCGTCTCTCGGGTGACCGCATATTGCGTCCTTGAGCCCAAGGTCAGATTCCACAGGCAGAT